CTACGGAAGCTTACTCTCCAGCGGATTCTTGCTCAGGTAATCTGCGCATTCCACTGTTGGACGGTCAACCTTGTACAGTTCCATACCGTCATACTCCAGCGCCGCCCCATCACGCTCCAGCGGATAGACATCCAGCTTACGCGTCACGTTGTAATAATCATCTGAACGCAGCATGATCTTACCCGGCACCGCGATAACGCGCTGCCACTGACGGCAATCCAGCGTATCCCCCTCTGGCGTCACCACCAGCGTGGCGATCGCTTCCGGGCTCACCATCGCGCTCTGCGGCCCTTTCGACTGCCAGTAACCTGCCAGTTGCGAAGGTACCGGGTGCTTAATCACTTCCTGATAGTTATCTACCTGAACACATCCCGCTAACGTCAGCATCGCAGCCACAATTGCTACTTTTTTCATCATCTTTCCTGCATGCGAAGAAAAAAATATTGTGGCATTAAAGCCATCAGGCTGCCAGCGTAAGATAGGTATTGATTAAACCTGCATCCCCATCACATGAGCATACATTTTTCATAATCGACAAAGATCGTCCAAGAGCGCTCCAAATAACAGATGGTTGCAGTTGTCGAAAACATCAGTCGTCTAAGTTCACCTTAGATCGAGTGCTGTTTTATGCCCCACCCATGCCCCATTACATCACCGGGCAGCCGTCGTCATCGCTTGCACGATTGATGAAGAACGTGACGCGCCCAAGCACCTCTACTTCTTCCAGTGCGCTTCCCTCTATTGCCTCTCCATCATCTGTAATGAGCGACTTTCCCATCAACTTGACAAACTGCGTATGACCATCGCAAAGTATAAGCAGCACATCGCCGGGCGCGCATTTGGCTGCTGGCTCAATGACTGCAAATCCTGAATCAGTTTCAAGCACCCTACTTTCTGCGCCGATGTTGCAAATCACCTCGGGTGAAAGTTGGCGCTCGACATAATCGCTTGCAGGTGATGCAAATCCCATTACTGAACCCTCCCCATGTTACGCAGGATCCAGTACCTGTTATCGCTACCGTCTGTCGTCTTGTCAGCGAAGCCTGGCTGATTGCGCTCTATCCATGCATTGGCGTCGGCTCGGGTGAAGTGCCAGTTAAAACCACGCAACTTTTGTATGAAGCGGTCTGTTCTCAGGTAGCGGTAGCCCTTTGGGTTAAGCTCTATGGCCGCAATAAAGGCGGCCTGAATATCTGAATTTCGGGGCATAATCTGCACTCCCTTTATTACTGTGTTTATATACAGTAGTTTCAAATGGAATGCAGATCAATTTGGGTTCGCCTATTAATTTTTAAGGCTGAATGTCCTCAGGCTGCTCTGTCAGTTCAAGAGAAGCTTCGGAAGCTCTTGTTTTCCAGATGCTATCCTCTGGCATATCGAGGCGAACGTCGATCCAGCTGTTGGCCGGAACATCCATAGGAGCCCCTTTTGTTTTGACGATCTCCCCTTCATCGCTCAGCATATATTTCCGCTTAAAAAGCCGAATCGTCAAACCACCGCTTTCTGTCTGCTCCGCTTCAACAACACCCAGTTCTCCCATGCCGCCAGGGTCCATTGGCGGCAGTAATTGCCATCCCTCTGACGCCAGGCCTGCCGAACCAGTGAGTTCGTAAACCCCCGTGTCAAGGCGAGAAATGGATACTCCCTCTGCCTCGGCGTTAGCCGTGCCGCAGCCGCACCATGTGAATCCATCATTTTCAATATCCGTACGCCGGTTCTCTCCCTGAGACTTAACGATTCTGGCAATGGGAGAAGCCTGTTTAATGGTTCCGTCAGAGGTTACTGTCGTATTTGAGGTTGTCCAGAATGTGAAATAACCGTCCTTAAAAGTGGGCAGATAGGTCACGCAAGTGTTATTTCCGCCTTCCCATTGCCGTGCAGCAATGAAGGTTTTGTTACCCTCACTACCGAATGTAACTACCCGACCATAAGTGCCGTTTGGCTGGGCAGTCGCCCATAAAGTAATTTGCGGATATGCTGCGGTAATTTTCAAAGGGCCAGTGAAGTTTTTCTCTCCTGAAATGGACTGGTTTCCTTCGGTATTTACTGTTTTGTCTAAACCGAGGTTTTTGCGAGCGCCAGCGGCATTATTATCCCCGGTCCCTCCCTGCTCAATGCTGAGAGCTGTTTTCAGCCCAGAAAGGCTGGTAATGTCGCTGTTAGCCCCTTTCTTCGCCAGCGATTTTTGACCCGGTACGGTAACGGCAGTGCCATTGATAGTGATGGTGACATCAGATGTCCCGTTCATTACATCAGCGAACCCACTCATGTAGCGCTGGTACATCGTGAAGGTTTCAGCGATATCCTGCGCCAGACCATCCACGCTCAGACTGTCACTCAGAAGAATGGCAAATCGGGTTCCAGCGGGAACAGTTGGGTTAGCTGCTGGCGTTACGGTGAGACTTGTTGCGCTGCCGATGGTGGTAATCTGAAATACCTGCACAGGGCTGGTCATTGCAATAACGGTACAGCCGTTACGAATAAGAGAACCAGCAGCAGTGAAGTTTGTGCCGGTACCTGTAAGGGTGTTTCCGCTGATGGCGATAGTGCCAGTACTATAAATCATGTTTTCTCCAGGCAATAAAAAACCCCGCCGGAGCGAGGTTGATTAAAAAGACAGTTTATTCAGACGTACATATCGGGTAGAACGGGAAGGTTCAGTGGCGTTACCGTGTCATTACCAAAAATTGCATACCGCTCGCGCCCAAGATATTTCCCACCCTGAACTGAAGCACTGCCGTTCTGTATTTTTATTCCGAACATTCGATACACATACATGCCATTTACTTCGTGAGCCATCAGCCCGAATCTGCCCAGCGGAACATAGCCGCTGCCGATGCTCACGGCATTTTTCGAAGGCGTCCAGAGTTGATTGAGGTAAACGAAAGGCCGCTTTGTCGTCGAAAACGTGCAAGCCCCGGCTGCATTGAAGATGTTTAGCCCCGTGCCAGGCTGCGGCACCACGCCACTGGCGAATATGACGATATCAATCGTGCCGGTTGTCGGAGCGTCATCGTTGGTGGATGGAGGGCTGAAGAACCTGACCGTGTTGCCATCGAAATCGACTGTGTTACCGCTATTGCAGCGCCCAAAGACGATATATTTGGACTTGTCGTATCCCGCTATTGTGGGAACTGCCCAGCCGCCAGTGGGGACATTGACGGTCCCCTTCCAGATACACTGCCCTGACTGCGTGGCATTGGTAATCGCCAGGAAGTCAGTACTGTCATCAATAAGCAGCCCTTCTCCTTTACGCTGGCCAGGTGGAAATATCTGCCAGATGCTTCCGGGGAACGTGTACGTACTTTCACGCTCACTGATGCTTACATCCTTCATCGTGGAGTTCTGCGTCACGCGGCCACCGGATATGGTGACCGAGTTCATTTTATGAAGCAGCCCTGAATCAAGATAAGCCGTCGCGTGAGGGATAAACAGCACCTGCGCCCCGGAAACATAACCGGCAATATCAGCGTACTTGGCTTTCTGGTAGCCACTGTCAAAGTAGGCCCCAAAAGACGGGCACCGAAGACCCGCAGTTATCTCCATGCGCTTTCCGCCGTCATTTAGTTCTATCAGTAGTCCTGTCGGCATTTTATGTCCACGTCCCCAGTACGATGCGGCCGCCACCCGGAATATTAATGGTTACGCCATTACCATTAATCACCGTTGTGTTGCCGGAGCCATTGAAAGAAAAATTACCGTTTGTGGCGTAAATCGAGCCACGAACGGTCACATTATTGAACGTCGCGTAGCCAGACTTGTTGATGTGCCAGCCAACATTTCCGGTGCCGTCCCATGTTGAAGACTGAATATAGCTGCCGATTTTGGCATTGCTGATGGTACCGTCCTGGATGAACGTATCCCGGATGAAGGTCTGTCCGTTCTGGATTACGAACGGCAACGACACCGCCCCACCAGCCTGCGCCATTACCGCGAAACGGTCAGCCACAAACAGCACCTGTGATTGCATGCCGGATGGCGTATTCTCAACACCTATACCCATACCAGCAGCATACTGTTTTCCGTTCGCATCCACGGCAACCTTGATGCTGTACATCGCCTTCAGGTCGCCGTTGACGTTCGCAATGGCCTGCGCGTTGGTGGTGATCGCTGAAGTGTGCCCGTTGATGGTCGCCGTAATGCCGTTTATCTGCGTGGCCGTGGCCTGCTGATAATTGGAAAACGTCTGGTTCAGGCTGTTGATTGCTGCCTTGTTGCCGTTCACGTCAGCCTGCAAGCTCAGCAGCGAACGTGCTGTTGCCTCCCTGTCGCTTGCCATGACGTTATCAATACGATCGATGCCGGCCATGCTGTCACCGTACTGCGCGCTGAGTCTCACCTGCTGATCAACCTGCGCCAGCGTACTCGTTATTAGCGCGATAGCGTTATTCTGGATGCCGCCGCTGGCAGTATCGGTTCTTGCTCCCAACTCCTCCAGGCGGGATGCCATTGATGAAGTCGTGTCGGTGACAACCTGTCGCAACGTGGTGATATCAGCAGTGTTTTGTGAGCTGGCTTGTTCAGCTGCATCTGCCTTACCTGATGCAGCATCAGCTTTACTCGAAGCCGAATCAGCTTTATCAGAAATGACCTGAGTACTCGCAGTAAGCTGGTCGACAGCTGTCGCCCTTGCCTGAGCTTCATCTGACAGAGCCTGCCTTACCTCGGTAATTCCCGCCTCGTTCTGCTCAGTTTTTGCCTCAAGACGAGTAACATCCGTGACGCGAGCCTCCGTCTCAGTGGCGATCACCTCCCGGAGTTGTTCGAAGGTCGCAGAGTTAGCGCCCTGCTGGGCTGTCTGCCGCACGACAACATCAGCAATAGCAAGCGCGTTTCCGATGATTGCTTCAGCGGTCTGCTTGTTCGAGCCAACCGCAGCAGCAAGGCCGTCTGCGTTCTCTTTGATTGCATCAGCCAGTTCTGCGAACTTTTCACTGCTCTCCACCGCGCTCTCGATCAGGTCTTTGAACGTATCAGTCTCTTTAATTTCCTCCAGGATTGCATCGGTGATATCGCTAAAGTCATCCGTTGGCTTTCCTGAAGCCTCAACAAAATCAGAAACCCCGAACGCGTTGCGTGTCCGGACATAAACGTAATAGACGTGGTCAAACTTGAGCTTTTGAATGGTCCACTGGTTCCCCCTTCCGAGGAATTGAGTTTTGTTCTCAATATCATCGGTTAATGGGATTGGCGTCTCGCCAGCGTACCAGAACTCAAAAGAGGTATCTGATGTTGCCGTTACAGACATAACTGGCACCAGAGTGGCCTGTAATGGTCCGGGTATCCACTGAACGGAGTTAGGAGCCTTTGGCGCGCCTATAATAAGACTCACCTGAGTTTCGGCGCCTTTCATCCCGTTTTCATTGCGCCCACGAACGCCAAGCGTGTAGCTACCGGCAGCAAGGCCGTAAAAATCATAACGGAACTGGTCTGTTTCGTACTGAGATACCAGCTTCCCATCAGCACTGTAGATGTACAGCTCAAACACCAGCTTTTTAGTAGTGGTTGCCGTCTCCCACGTTGCTGTAACCTGGACGGTCTCGGTGTTTGTGTTCAGGATTCGCAGGTTTTCCACGTTAGGCACGCGGTAGCCGTTCAGCGTATCGCTGGGAACTTCAAACACTGCACCCTCGTCAACGATGGCCTGTTTGTTGGGGTCGTGCAATGAGGCCGTTATGCTGTATACGGAGTTGTTTTCCGTTTCGGCAACGCTCAGTATCCGGAAAAGGCGAATCGCAACGCTTGCGGTTGAAATGGCAAATACAGTTCCCGCCCTCACCCATTCAGGTTCGTTTTTGAGTGTGACGTTGTTTCCGTTAACGCCATCAATCTCATAGCGAGAGAACTTTCCGTCCCTCCCCATAATCGACATAGTGGAGCCGTCCGTTACTACCGAGGAATCAACCGCGTCAACCGTTATCACCCTCCCGGAATGAGAAACAATTCTCCCCCCGAGGCGAGTTCCTGCGTAGTCATTATCCATGACCTCAACGATATCACCCGGCGTGAAGTGGATAGCATCGCGTGCCATCTGGAAAGACAGTCTGCTGCTTTCACGCTTTGCTGTTTCCAGCAGCCATTTACCTGCCCGCCATGCCTGTCCGCGAGAGGTGCAGCCAAACGCCTCCAGAGTGGTTTCGTTGTAGTTCCCTTTGGCTATCATCTCATCGTCGGAAACGTACTCTTTCACCTGCTCCCATCCGTTGTCGGGGTCAGTCCAGGACACTACAACCGCATTGTATTTCTCTGAACGCTTTACAGAGCTTCGTTTGAACTCGCCATTCACAACGTTGGCGTTCGTGATTGTCGCAATCGGATCCTGTGGAGCGTCCAGCATTACGGACAGGCGCAGGCCGTCCCAGAGCGCAATGCCACGGAACATGCTCGCTATCTTGTCGAGAATGTCTCGCGCACTCGCCTGCTCTGTGATGTAGGCGTTGAGCGTCATGCGTGGCTCTTTGCCGCCATACCCATCATCTACAAGCTGATCGCAATATTGCGACAGAATGTAGAGTGCGCCATCGTCAACATCGATGTATCCGGCGCGTTTCGCCAGGCCAAATCGGGTGTTTTTCGCCAGCTCACGGAACAGCCACGCCGGGTTGTTAGTCCATGCCTTTTTGAAGCCCCCCGTCCACAGCCCGGAGTAAGTTCTGGCAATTGGCTCGTAGTTATCCGGTACGTCAACGATCAGCCCGCGAAGATGATATGTGCGGCTCGGCGTGTCGGTGTACTGGTCACGGTCGATGACTGAGCCGGCAACAGCAGAGAACGGATAGCTAAGGTTGTCGTCGGTGATCTCGCTGTAGCTGTTCCAAACAGTCCCGTTTGACAGCAAATCGCTGCTGCTGTCAGGCGTAATGCGGCGAACGCGGATATCAAACGGTTTGGTGTCGGGGGCATCAATGACGTGCGCCTCAAGGTACTCGCCAGAGATTTTCCCTGTAATCGTCACCGTCTTCTCCATGACCCAGCCCGACGAGCCAGTTCTGGTCTCGATAACCATCGTTACAGAGGTGTTTTTCTGGTTACCCTTGGAGTCCTGCTCCATGAGCCCGGTGACGCCGATGTTAAAACGAACGCGGGTCACGTCCTGATCTGTCACGGTTCTAACCAGCGGGGTATCGTAAGTGACCTCAGTGTTAACAATGGTCGTCGCTTCGATTGCAGAGAAGCCGTTGATTGGCTCCTGAGTTTCCGATCCAGGTCGCCAGGCAACACTAATGCCGTTCACGTTGACATTACCGTTCGAGTCAGTGATAGGCGTCTTATTAAGCTTGAATGAAGACAGGTGCTCCTGATCCACCGGGCCCGCGATTGGCCCCTCAGATATCAGATCCAGTACCCGATAGAATTGTTTTGATTTGAGGTTATCGTCGAGTAGTTTTGGGGTTGATGCTTTACCGCCACCTGAAGACATAGCGCCACCTTAGCTGATTGATTCTTCCCAGTCGGAATTATTAGATGTGTCGATCCCGAGACTTATTACGTTGCTGCCGACCTCCATCTCGCCGAGGAGTATGGGGACAGGATGCCCCTGTCCGACCCTGTTTTCTGCACTGGTAAACGAGTTATTCGTGAGGGTGTTTGTTTCGGCCGCTTCCGCTGAAGTTTTGCTTTTCATGTTCCGGGACATGTAGATGGAGTAAGCAACCGAGGCGGCAGACAGCACCAGTGAGGCAATGAGAACTATCGTACTGGTCTCAAGTCCCGCCCCCTCAATCACCGGGACAAACAGCACTACAGAGCCATCCTTCAGGCGCCGATCCATGTGCCACTGCACCGAAGACGTTTCAACATCCTCACCCGCCACTCGCATTCTTACTCTGGCGTTCAGGAATGCTTTTTTGAACTCATGATTCTGAGCAAGCAAAAGACGAATGCCCTGGGCAGGGGTATCAACGCTCAGCTCGACTTTGCGGAAATGTCGGCGTAAATGCCCTGCAAATTTAAAGATGAGCACTGTTCATGTCTCCATATGGAATGCATCTGCTTAACGTATGCCGGGCGCATTTGCTCTCTCCGGCTTAAATGCCCTGAGCAATCGTGGTGAAGAACCATATTGTCATCGAGCAGAATCATTGCGTGGCAAGGGTCAGCTCCGGGGAATGGTTGCCTGATTATTACGTCACCTGGCAGCGCTTCTCCCGGCGATACCTGATTGAAGCCATTGCGCGACATGTTGTTCAGATAAAGGTTCTCCCCTCTCAGCCACCAGCCATTCGTCCTTTCGAAGTCAGGGAGGTCAATGCCACACAGGTGATACGCATCACGGAATAGCGTGTAACAATCAGTCACTCCGTGCTCGAACCGCCTCCCCAAAAAGTAATCCACCGGCCTGAACGTTCTGATTTTCCCGTTACAGGCCAGCACCCATGGAAGGCCCGATGCAACCTGGCATTTACGGTCGGCGCCGGACAGAACCGGGCTGTTCATTGGGTGAGAGTGGAATACCGCAGTCACCTCTCCAGCCTCCTCGGCCGCCAGCCACTCATCATCACTGATTCGGAAGTGCTTTCCAGGCTCCGGGTGAACATTCCGACAGCGGAACAACTGCCCGCCATCCAGGATTAAGCCGCACACCTCATCCTGCGACGATGCCGCATAATCGAGTAATTCCTGCATCATGAAACCTTCTGAGAGCCGGGGAAGCTGCTGATTGGCATTGGTTCCGGTCGTGGATAACGGAAGCGGCAGCCGCTACGGCGGTGAGAGCACTTATCTTTCGCCGGGTCAGTGGTTGGATTGTCGCGCTCATCTGCAACCGGCGGCCCGTCATATCCGCACCCGACGCCGCGATACAGCCACTGGCAGACGTCGGCAAGGATGGTTCGCGCCGGGATGATAGCGTTGTCGCAGTCAATCGGTGTCGCCAGCGTGTAGGTCACCTGCTCGAACGTCTCTTCCGTCATCTCCTCAACAACGTAGCGGGAAACCGCTTCCTGCGTCGGATCTGCGTCAGGGTTGCCATTGGGGAAGTTCACCGCATCCAGGTATTTCACAGGAACCTGTCGCCGGGTGATAACAACTCCCAGCATGTCATCAAAGTCATGGTTAATGCCCGTCAGTAAACCCGTGACGTTCGCCACCACCATTGTTGGCCGGGCATATGTGCCTTCGTTCTTTGACTCGAACCCTTCGACTGCTATCGGGTATGCCTGATACTGATTCCCCTTCCAGATCACATTTCCGTAATATCCATTGGTGCCGGAATGGAACCGGATAAGGTCTCCGCCAAAGGGTTGCAGGTCGGCTTCGAACAGGTCGATAAACGCGCCTACTCCGGCGTCGACGCTATCAATAATCATACTGGCTGGTATGTCGCGCACGGCAAACTCCCATAAAAAAAGCCACCAAGTGGTGGCTACTGTTTGAATATCAGGATGTTGCTTACTGATAACCCTGGTTAACGTGTAAGCTCAGCCCGTCAGTGGTGGGACACTGACGTAACCATCGAAGGGGGATGGCTGATTACCTCTGATAAAGGAAAAATAATGTCAGAATTGAAATTAAACGCTATTGACTTTATTTCTTTTGCGGTCGCTGGAAATACATTTAAATTAAAAGCTAATTTGATTGGCCCTAATGACCAATTTCATTCGGTAAACCTAGATATAGCGCCAGATGAGATAAAGAATAAAACCATCGGTGAGATTGAAAAACTTGCTATTCAAGCCTTGCGTTCAGCTTGAATTACGGCAATTTGATCTAATTTCGCAGTGATTTGATTATAAGCACAGGTGTGAGCGCTAATAACTTCTTCCATCTGTGCTTTCATTAAATCAACCATAGCCTCTAACTCTTCAACACGTTGTTCTAAAGTCATAACTGTCTCCCGCCTTTCGGCTTATCGTGGTACTTGTTCAAAAGTGGCCGTCAGTTCAAACAGCGGCCCGGTCTTTGTCATATTCCAGGATCGGCAGACAAACAGCTTCCTCACTCCCGTATCGGATGACGTCCAGTAGAACGATTCAACCGCCCCCCTAGCCTTGAGGAATGCCTCAGCATCCTTCGCAGGGTTACTGCGGCACGCTCCGCTGACGCCGCGAAAGGTGAGCGAGTATTTATCCATCAGTGGATTGATACCCTTCACCTGTCGCTGCTCGTAGCCGTCACCGAGCTTAACAACGGCTACGTTTGGGGTACGTTCAACTTGGTAAGCTCGCTGCGGTGTCCATGTGAATGTTTCTGGCATATTTAAGCCCTTATAAATTTATTTTTGTAATGTTTTGCATGTTACAATTACGGTCATTTATCCATCAAAGTAAGGGGTTAAAAACATGGCTGCACCTTCTAATGAACTACTAACTGGATTGGCTGTAAAAACGGTTCTCAGCTACGTAATCGCAATTCTTAATGAAGATCAAAAGCAAACTCTTATGAGACTGGCAGAAACCAGAGCTATGAATTTTGATGAGATTGAAAGTGATTCAACATCGAAGGAAGAGCTTCGTGCAGCAGCCGATACCGTTAACGATATCATTGAAGAGATAGTGAAAACGGGAGTTGGTCAGGAGTGAATTATTAAGCGGCTTAAACGCCGCTTATTTTCTACGACCTTGAAGTAAACCGTTCGGACGAGTGCTCTGGTCTACCATCATCTTCAGCATGTCGTTGTTCCACACTTTACGCAGCCTTGCGATCTCCTCATTTCCAATTCCTCCCGTAGTATTTATCGTAAGGTTCATTACAGGATTAAACGACCCACCACCTCCGGCCTTATCAGCAGGAATAATCTTCCCTGACTGGTTCGGGATGAATGCCTGCTGCCCACCTGCGGTCTGGAAGATTTCAGAGCGCCCATCTTCGTTGATGCGATAGGCGTTGCCGGCTGATACCGTACCGCCGTAGCGGCGACCGCCGCTCATGCTGACGCTAGCAATATTTGAAAGAACAGATGCTCCAGCAGAGGCAACGGCTGCATAGTTAGCAAAACGCTGTGCAGTAGTTAATGAATCAGGAGCATTCAGCGCCTTGAGCAAAGCACCGTTAAAATCCAGTGTTGCGGCAGCAATCGCAAATGATTTGGCAGCAGCAAACATTGCGACATAAGCACTATTAGCCTTCCCAGCAGTATTGTTGATTATTCCGGCCAAGCTATCGAAGCCAGATGATGCTGCGTTCATTATAGAAATGGTAGATGCTATCTGGCTGTCAGCTTCTTCCTGTGCAATTTTCTTCCTGGCATTCGAGGCCTGCTCCTGGATGGCTGTTTTTGCATCTTCATATTGCTGAACACTTAAGACGCCCATTTGTTGATACTGAGCCAACGCCGCCAGTTTCTGCTGCTCCTGAAGGTTTATCTGGGCTACAGGGTCTTGCACCGCGCCTGTTACAGCGTCTGGCGTGGTTTTGTTAGTAGAGATCTCCTGATCTGTGAAACGCTTAGCCTGTTCAGCCTGAGCGCGATTCTTAATGGCGGTGGTTACTTGCCATATGGCTTTGGCCTGTGCCTTCGCCTTAGCTATTTGCTCATCTGTCGCTTTGTTTCCTAAAGCTACTACAGCATCATATTGAGCCAGTTCTAAAGAACCATCAGCGTACCCAGTGTTCAGGCGATCAAGTGCGGCTTGCTGGCGGGCAAGGGATTGGGCGGCTTCATCAGATGATTTTGTTTCCTTATTGGCGTCCTTCCTTGCAGCGGTAACACGCTCTGTTTCAGCATACACATCTTGCAGCACCCCAACGAGCTTATCGCCCTTGGCGATTCCGGCATCCTCTGCATCATATTGAGCCTGTAATCTCGCCCTCGCCTCACCTTCCAACTTTGAGAGCGCAAGGCGGCGTTCAGCGTTCTGGATTAACTTTTTGGCTTCCGGTGAATCTTCAGGTTCCGATGGCTGATCTTTCCCAACGCTTGCAGCTTTTTTGTTGAGCGTGTCCAGCACCTGAATAGTAGATGCCATCGCAGATATAGCAGCTTCACTCGCTCCTGGTATTTTGTTGCGCAAGTTATTAGCAAGAATGTTGAATGCCTCTTCGGACTCTCTCGCCTTTTGATTTAACTGCTCCTGAATAAGTGACTGCTGTTCGGTGGTTCGGTTTAGTTTATCAGTGGCATCGCTGACATCCCTTTTTCTTTGGTTTAAAGTTTGCAGCCATTCGTTGGCCTTTTTTACATAACCGTTGTTTTTATCCTGTTCCACACCGTATTGTTTTGCCAGGCCATTGTATTTGTCATATTCAGCCTGAGCATCACGTACAGAACCGTTCAGGTCATCGATGTGGTCCTTTTGCGCCTCAATGGATTTCGCTATATCAGCAAGAGTACCTGTGAGTTGCGTCTGGTTCATCTCTTTCATTTTGGCTATAACGCCATCAAGAGAATCTGCGTAAGTGATCGCCTCTTCTTTGGCTTGCTTGGCGCTCTGCCACCAATAAATCAGCGCTGAGGCGGCAATCATTATAATGCCAGCAGGGCCACCAAGAAGAGACATCGCCCCACGAAGCAACCCCATACCTACGGATGCCGCTCTTGCAGCAGACGCTGCTTTTGCTGTAGCTGCTGCCTGCGCTGATTCGGCCTGAGCCAGAGCCAGAGAGGCTGCACGCGCTCTTGATTTTTCTGCCGTTAAAGCAGTAAGAGCCGTCATTTCGGCATTGCTGCCTTTTGCCACATTATATTCAGCCTGCGCCAGCGCGACGGCAGAAAGAGCGGCCTCTTTGTCAGCCACCGCCTTTCTTCTTGTTGCATTCGCTGCAATCAAGGCCGCCTGCGCAGCCTGGCTTTCTGCTGTAACCATCTGCCGCGTTGCGGATACTGATTGAACTTTGCTCGCAATAGTTGTGTTTAACGCTCCCGCATACCGGCCAGCCATTACCAGAGCAAACGCCTTGGCAGCAATGGTGGCGGTGTCAATTAGGCCAGCCATGCTTTCTGAGTCGCGCCCAAACTCAAGGATGGCGTCAGCGGCACTAATCAGACCGTTGGTGAACGTCTGGATGGCGCTGGTTTGCCCCTCAAACGATACCAGTATTTCAGTAATGGCCGTCTTAATCCTTACGCCTGCGTCCGTCAGGTTGTTGGACATGCCTTTAGCAGCTGACGCATTGGAATCAAGCGATGCCTTCAACCCTTCCGTAAGTTGCGATGCCGTCAGCTTGCCAGCAGATCCAAGTGCCCTGATTTCCGCCGCAGTTTTACCACTGGCGGTAGCAATATCACCAATAACGGACGGGATGGCGGCGATTATGGTTTCCCACGAATCTGCCTCAACCTTGCCCTTGTTGATGGATTTAGAAAACGCACTAATAGCATTATTAGCCTGATCTGCACTTGTTGCGTTCTTAACAAATGCAAAAGACATTGAGTCCTGAACATCAAGCGCCTGTTGGGTTGAATATCCCATACTGCGGAGGCTATCAGCAGTTGTGATATACAGTTCCTGAGCTTCAGATAGTGAACGATAGGTGTCGTTAGCGGTATTGAGAAGTCGTTTCTGTACACTCTGAAACTCTTCCTGGCTGGAGGTAGCCATTTGTACCCGCTCTGACATTTCCTGATAACTCTGCACCATCCTCGCCATTTCCCGGAGAGTGCCAGCAGCAATAACCAGCTTGAGTGTCGATGCAAGTTTTGTTAACCCCGTATTAAGGGCATCAGCAGATTTATCGGCCTTTTTGAATCCTGACTCCATGCTGTTGGTGACATTAACCACCTGCTTGTCAGCACGCAACAGTTGAGCGGTATCAGCCTTAATCACATACTCAATATCACCGACGTTCTGTGCCATTCTCTTTTCTCCGGGCAATAAAAAACCCCGCCGGAGCGAGGTTTGTAGAATTGGTTTTAGTTAGTAACCTTGTATGGCGTTTATAACCTGTGACCGCTGAGAGCGATCTATGATGTCTCGCGTAGTTTGCATATCAACTTGTGCACTTTGCTTTCCTGTCTGGATATAAGTATCGCAGTCAGCTTTGGAAATGCTCAACTCGCCTCGCCGGGCAAATTCATCTTGAATCTTGGGTATAATGTCGGTATTGCCGTAACCCATTGCCTGCCCCTTTAAGATACATAGCCCTGTATCATCATAAGATGTCAAAGGCCGCTCTTGAGCGCATCCCGCTAAAAGAAGTGCACCCGCAACAATTAAAGCCATGCTTTTCATAAGTCTATCACTCCATTACTCATAATCAGATTGCGTAACGACCTTTTTATTATCTGGCCCTGAGCAAGAAACCATAATCACGCCATCGTTCGTCCAGATTTTTACGATGTATAAGACCCCTGTATCTACTACCTCTTTCGCGGGATAATTTCCAGCAATCTGATTCATAATGTCGCGAGCGCTGCTTTTGCATTCATCGAACGAAACGTTTTCTACGCTTTTTGTTACAGGCGACCCCTGGGCCGGATACTGTCCAGCCGCGTCCATGTTGCTCAGTTCTTCTTTTGTATATGTTGTAGCAGCGCTAACATTAAAAGCAACAGCTGCAAATAATAAGACCAGCCTCTTCATATCCCTATCCCCTTTGGTAAAAGTGGAAACATCCTACACAGGAATAGCACAGGTGCAACGGCAAACGCTGATTTATTGATCTCAGTCGACCAGGAACAGGGAAATCAGTGGGAATGGCTGGAGGTAAAGAGAGCAAGATCCGCCTGGCGACTCATGCTTCATATGTTTTCAACTTATCAAGCTCTTCCTGAGGAATCTCGGAGAAGGTTTCCTCTACAAGCTTAATAATAGATGGAAGTAACGAATCAATCTGTTCGTGCGCGTTAGGACTAATAATTGCAAGAATTTGGTAATGTTCATCGTTATACAGATGCTTAGCATAGACCAAATAATTATCACACGTTCTCTTGCTTGGGGAGTACTCAGGAGGCCAAGGTTTGTCCCCAGGCAGCTTTAAGTGTATTTTCCTGATATTAGCGGCCATGGCCTCATAACTTCTTTCAAAGCCGCCATGAGAACCAAAGCACCAGTATGCCGTTCCGTTTGAAATGGTTTCTGCCAGCATCTGAGCATACCTATGCGCAGCCGCTTGCTGAAACAAGCCTTCAGTAATGCTGACTTTTACCATTTCACATCCATTTAGGAGAATCGGCACCCAGTATTATGTGAGATGTTTTAATCAGAGATATTGCTTCTTCGCGACTAATATCCAAAGAATCAACATCAACCGCAGAAGACCTTGCCTGCTTCACTTCGGTAATCATCTGCCCTGCAATGTTTTCTACAGCGGAAATGGCCTTCACGTATTTTCTCTTTAACGGCCTTAACATGCTCATGTGCCCACTCCACATAGTAGAGTTTTCTGCAACATTGAACATTTCAACAACGTGTCCACGCGCATTTTTACATGCAATAACCAGGGCACTTAGAGATTCAACGAAGCCTTCAGGAAAGCCACTTGCATCGATAGAGCCAGATCGAATGCTAGCTAAATGTTGCATTCCCTCTTTTGCCGTTTCTTCGATCAGTTTTGAGCTAGCAACAATTGCTGTGCATCTGCGCAGAGATTCCTCAACATTAAGCCTCTCCGGCATTTCACAGGCATTAGATATCAAAGGCTTGAATGCACTATTCACGGCATCCTGAACCTTGTTCATCTGTTGCGTTATCGCAGCCAATGCAATCGCTTGACCGATAGCCATTCTAATCCCCTCTGTCGCTCTTAACGACATGAAAACTACAAACTAAAAATTAGCTAAATGCTAAAAGTTTGCAAAGTGTATTACCTTAGGGGTGATCCTTCAACTCTCTACTGATTGGACGCCACTGAGAACAGCCTTAGAAATCGCCAAAAACCACTCAAAATCACCATGTACCTGGATGCACCAAAATTTATCGTCCAATGTGGGGCTTCTGGCTTCGTTTTAAGGTGGGTCAATTTTTTTATTTTTTTGTGATCCGCATGGACGAACTCATAATGCTAACCATCCTAAGCGCATAAAACACGACCTAAGTTGATTAGTGCGGCCCATGCCTCTGCGCATCCATCGCCAGCATCTGTTCTGCCCAGTCCATAACCTCGTCGTATTTCTCCTGGGTTGGCACCTTGCCTTTATCCTTTTGCGGGAACTTGGCATTCATGGCAGCCCGGAAGCTGGTCATCGTCATGTTCCAGGCGTCCGACTCGCTCATTCCGAGGTGGGCAACGGCGGTGTAAACGAATGACCGTACATCGAATTTGTCGCTGTACTCGCCCTTCTTGCTCTCGAGCTCTTCGGGCGGCTGATCACCCATCACGCCATGCAGAATCAGGTGGCGCGCCAGCTGGATAACGTCTTCAACTGGCAACGAGCCAGGCTTAAACAGGAGGCGCCCCGCCGTAGTCACCGAGTAGGACCCGATGATTTCAGCAATGTCGCCTTCAGAGCAGTGCCTGACTACGTTAGCTGCAGCTGCGGCCATTTCAGCAAAGCAGCGGGCATTGGCCGCCTTGAGAGTCTGGATGTCAGCAATTCTGTGCTTTGGGTAATGACCCGCATGAACTTTCACGAAAGCATCAACGATTTGCTCAGGCGTTCCGATCCGGGACATAGCCAGAAATGAAGGATTGAGAAATATCTCTTTGCAGGCGGCGCGAATGACAGCCTGACCGATATCGGTGATTGCTTTCATGGAAACTCTCAATAAGAGGGAGGCCAAGCCTCCCATGGATTTAGGCTGCGTTCACGGTTACAGTAGCTGGGCTGGAGGTTACCGAGCCGGCGGTTGAGGATGTAACCTGACAGGAGTAAGAACCCGCATCACCCGTAACGACGCTGACCTTCGTGTAAATAGCGTTCGTCGCACCTGAGATGTCAGTTCCGCCCTTCTTCCACTGATAGGTCAGAGTGGAGCTGTCAGAGACATTTGCCGCCACCGAAAGATTGAGCGCATCACCCACAGTGAGTGTGCGATTCTGCGGCTGGGTAGTAATGGTGATTACGGCGCCGACATCACGTACATCCACCTGGCCCGCGCTTGACGCCTCAATAGACCATGTGGCCACGTCATCATGAGGGGCTTCATCTTCCCACGAAGTCACCATAAACGGACCTTCGGTAATGTCGTTTGGAGAGATGATTTTCAGCCAGACATATGGCTGATTGCTGGTTTCTGCTGGCGGGTTGTATACGTGACGCTTCAGCGCGTTCTGCGCATAGACATCTTCTTTTCGGGTTACGCCATCTCCAGAGAACGAGATGTTTTTGTAGGTTACGAGATTTTCCTGCGTGTACGCTGCGCTCATATCAGCAGTAGCGTCTGCGGTATCCCATTCGGCGGAAACGGTCTTCCCGCGCATCATGCCAAGGCGCTTATAGTCACCGTTGGCGGGTTGTGATTCGGGGCAGCCAATCGCGTAGTAAACGACGACATCACGCCCTGTGAAAGCACCAGCTTCACATGCCATGTCTTTATCTCCGTGTTATCGGGAAATGATGGTTTGAAAGGAAATATCGAAGAGGTAACGACCTTCTTCGGTCTGGATGGCGGTGATACCGCCGATTGGCTGCATCGAGATGATGCATTCAGTCTGGTAGTCGTCGATCATCGCCTGGCGTATTGCATCAGCGCGGTCTTCAACTTCGTTGATGTCACTGTCGTTCTGTCCTGACAAAACAAGGATACGGAAAAAGTCGCGCGTAATGGCTTCCTCGGGCTTGCCACCGCCGTTTTGCTGGATGACAAGGTATCTTTCCCTTTCCGTTCCTTCCAGCTCGTTCCAGAAGCGTTTCTGGACGCGATAGCCGACATCAAAACCGTGGGACTGCAACCACGCTCTCAGAGCGTCATACACCTCGCTACGCGTCATACTTTGTATCCTTGCCTGATGATGGCCTTAATCTCGTTGAGGCCGTCGCGCTCAAAGCCTTTGCGGAGAAAGTCCGGCTCGCCGTTAGGGTCCCAGTAATTACCGCTACCGTCAGGCCTTGGCTTGCCCTTGAGCTTGCCCTTTGCAGCATTAACAGCAGCTGCATAATTTGCCGTGTAACCCACTCTGCCTATCATTCCTGAGGGCAAGGGTTCGAGCCGCTTGTACTGGCTGTTGATGAGGGTTGACGATTTAACAGGAGTGATTAGAGCAGCATGATTGGCACCGGCATTCATGACCTGATACAGAACCTTCTCCGTGCGTATTCCGGCTATGTCACTCAGCACCCTGCTGGTATTCATCTGGACGCGCTTGATACCTTTAACGGGCATGATTACCTCACGTCAGGATTTTGTAGTCGGGCTCTTCACCGAAAAATGACATATCCCAGTCGGTTACAGCTTTGATGACATTAGCGCCAGCTTTTAGCGGATCTGATAGTGCCGTAGTGTCACCTCTGGCGATGTACCAGTCTCGCTGTGGCATGGTTGCGGTAACGCCATTACGCTTCAGCTCAGTAAAGAAAATCAGGTTCGTGGTGAACTCTTTACCACTGCCATCAACGGCAACTTCATTGTTCGCCGTCCAGGTGCAGTCAATCAGGTATGGGGTGCCGTTTGTCCAGGTGTTGTTCCAGTCGTCATAGACGCGAGGGTAGACAGTGGCGACATTGGTGTAAGACCAGTTAGCCGTGGCTGACACTATCATCCTCCCACCGGATAATCTCCGGATTCTCAGCGGCTACCTTCCGGCACAGCAAATACCATTCACCGTTACTTTTAACGTAACCCGTGACCCGCCGCCCGCAGTCAGTGATAACCCAGACCTTTACGAAGGGCTCAGGAAGCCTCTGCTTGACCGATATCAACGCCATCATCGACTCCCGTTGCACATGCAGCCGCCTCGGGCAATCCAGATGCCAGCAAAAGCGGTGTTAGTCGGATCAGGCGGGATCAGGCTTGTAGCGCATCCATACTTATCTAGTCCCCTCAGAAGCCCCATAGAGGCTTTCCATCGGTCAGCAAAAGACAGGTACCGAAATGAGCGTGATGCGCCGTTGGGCCCTGTCTGAGAACTGATGTACTTGTCACCCTGACCGAGCCCCATAAGCGCCAGCAGATAGAGCTGAATCAACAGCGAGGTCGATGCAGGATAATATGCATCGAGACACTCCTGAATACTGTTGGCCTGGTCGACGAGAGCCTGAAGAACAAAATCGGGAATGGTAATTCCCTGGCTCTCCAGATACTCCTTCGCCTGTTCGAGAGTTACCATTATCGACTCCGTGAAATACCCCGCCGGAGCGGGGCATAAAAAAACCGCCTTAGCGGCGGCTGTTATTCAGCAGGGAAGAGCTTTTCAAGCTCGCCTTTCGGCAACAGCTCGCCAAGCTTTTCAGCACCCAGATTGCCTTTGTACTCAATACCCAGTTCGGTCAGCCGCGCCTGGATAACCTCTTTTCGGGATTTCACATCCGTGCCAGCCTCTGGTGTCGCCGGAGTTAGCGCAGCGTCAGAGAGTTTCATAACATGAGGCTTCAGCGCAGGATGCAGTTTCTCAACTTCAACCACATCACCGACCTTCACTCCATGCCACGCCCTGGTTACCTGGTATTTAGCCATGCTGTTCTCCTTATGCCAAATTCGCGCCGTACAGCACGCCAGAACGACCTTCGTCATCACGTTTAATCTGCAAACCTTCAGCAGACATGATCTGGAAGTTGTAGTTGCTCTGAGGCATAGGACGCGGCAGCGGAACAACACCAACGGCCATGCCAACAAGCGGGGAGATCACATCTTTGCGGCGCTCATAAGCCAGGAACTCATTACCGCTCAGCGCATAAGTCTGGCGGATGTCTTTCACCGGAATAAACTTGCGAATAGCATCCAGCACAGAACCGCTGATGATCGCGTTTGTACCGTCACCCACCTCAATAGTGTATGGCTTGGAGAGGTTCGCCATGATTTCAGGAGACAGCCACAAAACGTCATAGGCCGTAACCTGGTTGGCGCGGGCAGTCACACCAAATGCACCGGTTGGACCGAAGAATGCCAGCGCCTGCGCCGGGGTTGCAGTGGTCAGGTTGATGTTAGCGCCACCTGCGCCAGAGCCAAGGTTGATTTTGGCGGTGTTGCGGTGGTTGCGAAGTCCCTGTGCCGGGTAGTTCTGAACCTGAATGGTCGGATTACCATCCAGATAACCAGTTACTCGGCGTTTATGGAACTTACGGGTTTTTGCTGTCTGCGAATCCAGAACCAGATCAATGCCGACGGTGTTCAGTCCTGCGGCAAGACGCCAGTTAACACCGAAGCCAGCGGTATAAATCGGAACTGGGTCACCATCGCTACCGTAATCAGTGTGGTCAAAGGAATACGGCGCCTGACCGTCAAGACTCACAGAGACATCATCAGCAATATCGCCAATCGTGTTGTAAAGTTTGGCAGTCTTGCCGATCGGCAGGACGGTCTGCACAGCCATCAGGTCGTTGACAATTTCCATGCCGATCACCTGATCGCGAGACTGGACGGTTTCGCGGTCAATTTCAGCCCAGAACTCACGACCCAGCCCATCACCTGCCAGCGCATTGGCCGCCAGCGTTTCTGCATCCATCGCGCCACGGTACTGGTTAACCATGATGTTATGCGCGGTGTCCCAGATGTTGCGCTGCGCCCACAGAGAGTTCCAGTGAAGGCGCAGGCGGCTATTTGTGGCAAGCGTTTCTTTAGTGAAGTACATTCATATTCTCCTTTTACTCGCCGCCGCCAGTTGCCGGGGCTACAGTACCTACGCGGAAGCGCACGCGGATAAGGTCGGTAGCGCCGGCAGCGATGGTTGCATCGTCCTGGCTGTAGCCAAGAACGGTGTCGGTGTCAGAGTCGGCAATCGCCCCCTGACCATTTGCGCCCAACTTGATCGGGGTGTCTTTGGCGTAAGTTCCCGCAGGACACAGGATTGCCAGTTCTCGGCCTTCTTCCACGTAGTTACCAGATGTGGAGTGACCAGCAGGGATAGAGTCAGTAATACCAAGCCCTTCGCTGAATGCTGGGTCGAGAACATACAGGCGACCAACTGTTGCTGCGGCTACTGCAAACTCATCGTCACCGTTGATGGTAACGAAAGTTCCCGGCAATGACGCGGCTGCCACTTTACGGGTTTCGGTCTTGTACAGAGACTGACCGTCGATATTAACGCGACGATAACGTGCCATTAGTCTGGCTCCTTATTTGAAATATTCGTCAGGGTTCGGCGCACCGGTTTCTTTCTGCTGTTGCGCAGAGTTGGTGCCCAGCGGTGCGGATTCACCGATTGTTTTAAACATCGCATCCAGCGCTTCGCCTGAAAGAGCGTTAGCCACGACCTCGCCGTGTACCTTAGCTACAGCTTCACGCTTTGCTTTCTCTTCAGCGCGTGAGTTGGCGGTCAGGGTGTCTGCCAGTTGCTGATGGTTTGCCTGTAGCGCATCAACCTTTTCCGCGAGAGGCTTGATAGCCGCTTCAGTATTGGTCGCAACAGCCTGGCCGATCATGCTGCCGATTTGTTCCAGTTCTTCTTTGGTTAAAGGCATGTCGCCCTCCGTTTTGTGGTTTGGTGCAGGCTGTTCCTGCGGTGTGAATAGAGCTTTGAATTTGTTAGCGACGACTGCGACCCACGACTCCTGGCGCGCTACTGCGGTGCCGGTATCTTCGAAGGTGATTACGCCGCCCTCAGACTTGTAGCCAAACACCTCAGCGCTGCCGCCGTTGCGGATGATTACCGCTTGCGAGTCAGTGAAGTCAGCAACCCATGCATATTCATCCGCGCCAGCCGCAAACTTCGCTTTGGCTGCGCGATCGAGATGCTGTTCGCGCTCCCGGTAGGATTCGCCAACCAGCGCGCCCGAGTTAGCCTTGAGCGGTTGAGCCAGATCAGCGTTAACCATCAGGCCAACGCCCTGCTCAGGTGTCGCCGCGCCAACCTCATGCAGCAGAATGGCGTCATGGTCCATGCTGTGAATCTTCGCCACCCACTCGGCGCCCGTAGCTCTCTGTTGTTCGTTAGGCTCAAGCTGGTCGAGGAAAGCGGCGACACTGGTATGAATGGGCGGAACGTCATCGCCACGCTCAATAGCTGCGACGCGCTCAAGTAGTTCTCGCCCGCCTTCCGACTCTTCAGCTCGAGCCACATCCACCCATTTTTCTACGTAGATACGATTGCCGGACTTCTTAACGTTACGGTTCCACGCGCCTACGTAGCCGACGTTAAGACCTTCAGGAGAGAAGGCCGACACGAACTGACCGTTAACCTGTGGATGACCCAGCGGCGCGAGCGTGCCTTCCAGCCCCTGATAGTGGGCGTTGATTTCATCTTCTGTGTACAGCCCGCCATTCATGACGACGTTCGCCGGCAGCGTATAGCTCGGCAGCACAAGATGCTCACGCCCGTTGTATGTTTCGCGCCGGATAGACTGGCTGTTCACCTTAGTGGTGATGTTGACCTGCATTGTCATGTGTTAACCCTTAGCCCATTGGTAGCCACGGGCTTTCATTGTGTTAAAGACTTTCTTAGCTTTTTCGACGATGGATTCGCTTATAGGATTGCCACTTTCATCGACCATAACGGCTATCGTGGAGCATTTGCAGTTCACACTGTTTGCGTCCTTAGCCCACCACTCCCGCTGTTCTTCTGCGGTGTACAGGTGGGCGTGGCGCGCGGCATGCGTGCTACGGGTCGTCGGACTGAGTGCTGAAATGTGCATCTGCTTTGTACGGATGCCATATTGCTCCCTGGCTTCGTCGTCCTCGTCCAGGCGCCCACGGCGCAGCGCAGTGGTAATCTCCGTCCGGGCAATACGATTAGCCCGACGAGACTCAATTCCCGTCTGCTCAGTGATGCGTTTCGCTATTTCCAGTGGGTTCTGTCCGCGACCAAGCCCATCGGTTAGTATCCGCGCCATATCTGCCTTCACATCGGCGCTGAGATTCTTCATTTCCTCAAAGACACGAGCGCGAACCAGAATCAGCCTGCGGCGATACGGCTCGCTAAGGAGGATTGCCGATACACTTTCCTGTCCCGCTGCGTATAAAGCAGACTGCTGGGACAGGTTGGCGAACTCCTGCGCCGTCCCGCGCTGATACGCCGGGTTGACGTAATCAGCCCAGAACCAGAACCCAGTCTCGTTATCTGCGCCCAAAATCTCATCAACCAGCAATGAAGCATTGCTGAGGAGCATTGATAGCTGAGTGGAATCAAGGTCGAAGGTGTAGCGCTGGTTTACTGATGGTGATACAGGGATGCGGTCGAGAATATCGTTGTAGGCCTTACCAATGCGCTTCATTCGCCTGGCGAACTCACTCATTGCTCCGCGCTCAAGGCGGTCGGCGCCTGTTGGATCTTTAAGGTTGCTGGGTAGTATCGGTGACTTCGCTTTCTTCTTCGTCATCATCTACCTCTGGAAGTGGCTCAGGAGATCCCTCATACCCAGCCACTGTACGGATTTCTTCCCCCGTAAATGGCTGCTCGCCAGTAGCGATTGAAGCACTGTTGATCTGCGCCATCTTAAGGGCTGCATCAAGTTTCTCGGAGTCGCTTTGCGCGCTCAGGTCATCCCAGATGACTGCCTTCTGGACCACTGCATCAATAACCTGTAGCTCAATGAGCTTGTCGCAGAAGTCCTCTATTTCGAAGGACAATTCCCCCCTGCGAGACTGACAGCGGGCATTGAAATATTTCTGGTCTTCGGTACTGGAGCGCTCAGCCTGCTGGTTACCAACCAGTATGCGCGTCGGGATATCAACTCCGGCGGCGGCGGTCTGCAGGTTTACGTTATAGGTCGCTGACGGATCAGCAACGGCAGTGACCAGCGGTGTGACTGTGGCCCCCTGGGTTGTCATCAGAACATCGTTACCACGGTTCATTTCCCCGGCAACGTCGTTAAACTTATCCTGCAGCTCGTCAATGCTCACGCCATATAGAGACGCAAGATTGTTGAAGTCGATTTCCTTCTCAAAATTGACATTAAGCTGGCGAGCGGCGTTCTTCAGGAATGACTCACCTGAACCGCCCTCTACCTTCTCCAGGCTCACAAAGGCGTTATATGCTGGCTCAAGGAAGCCAATAGCATCGTCTGAGTAATCACCAAGGATGAAAACGCGATCAGGGTGGATATTGACGCGGCGACTTGAACCATTCGGCAAGCGTTCTGCGTACTGCCACATTTTAGGCTGGCCGTACGTTTTCGAGTTAATGCCAGTGTCCCATTCACTCACCGTGAGCGATCCGGCCCATGCCACGGAAACCTTCTGCAGCCCTCTTCCTTTGATGGCTGGTAGATTCCAGTCTTTACCATCACGAATGTGCAGCAGGATTCCTGCATAGCGCCCTACAAGGCGCCTGCGGTCTGCATCAGCAAATGCTCGCCAGAGCCTGTTAGTGAATACCTGCTTGGACTTCTTCTCCCAGGTGGTTTCATTTTCGCTCTCGTCTGCATCGTCACCCTCGATGATTTCCGGGTTCGTCTGCCAGCACTTGCCTACAAGCTTCTCTACGGCGCCGTGGGCAATACCGCCGCGCCGGTACAGGGCGTAGAGGTTTTCGTAGGTTACCTGCTCAGGGAAGCCATATTCGCACCATGCGGAATGACGCTTATTGTCCAGACCCATCGTTGGTGCCAACAGCCCCATACGGGCGCGCGCCATCCGCGCATCGTTCAACGCATGGTTGACGGCGAGAGTTAATTGGTCAGTCATGGTTTGTCCGTTTGGTTAGCGAAGGCGTTTCGGAATCATCATCCCCACAGGTTGCGATCCATTCAGTTCAGTAAGTGCGTAAACCATCGCATCGAGGCGGTCAGGTGATTTCTTCGCGGTGGCGGGGATGTATTCCATCAGCTGGTTCTCCAACACGTAGAGATTGCCGTGATTTGCCACTCGCCCCTGTTCGTAGAGCGCCGATATCGGCTCCGCGCGGGCATACTTACCTTTGCTGGCATGGACACGAATGATGCGACCTTTGAACCCGGCGTTGCGGAGTGTCTCCTCCGCCATATCTCCGCCCTGGTTCGTCTCAATAACTATCGCGTCAGCTTCGTGTTGCTCATAAGCCGATATGGCTTTCTTGGCCCATCCAGCAGGTGAATATTTACCGCTGTAATCGCCATCCACAGAGAACTGCTTTTTATCACCAGCACCATATGAGCTGGCAGCGACAATACCTGTTTCATCGCTTTCGTCGCTGTTTGTTGCCTGCGGGTCAATGGCTACGACAGTGCGAACCTTATCGTGATGAATTTGCAGTTCGCGAGCCGCGCTGATCATCGCCTCTGTCCACAGAGCGCCTTCTGCATTAAACCTGCGAGGCTTCTGCATATACTGCGCTTCGGCAGTGCGTCTGTGAGAGAACAGCGATACGCGGTGCGATTCATTGTGCTTGAACGGCCACAGCCAGCCATCAGGCAGTCCGTGGTCAATCGGTATGGCGTGGGTGTTTTCAGGGTACTGAGCAGCGTATGGCTGACTATTGTCGATAATCACAGGCAGATTCAGGTGATGCCATTTCTCACCACTCCCACCTCTCAGCAGATAGCCGCTCAGGTCGTGGTAATGGATTCGCTGCATGATGACAATCATCGGCGTCGTCTCGATCGCAAGTCGTGATTTAATTGTCTCGTTAAAGCGGTTGTTTACCCCGTCGCGGACGATCTCTGAGTAAGCGTCATCTGGCTTAACCGGGTCATCGATAATCAGCGCGCCCTGCCAGCCCGGTTCCATGTGTCCGGCACGAAAGCCGGTAACCTGTCCCGCAGCTGACGAAGCATAAACGCCGCCGCCGTGCTCGGTCCACCACATCGCCTTACTGTCAGCGTCATCGCGCAGCGACATCGGCCACATCGACTGGTACGCCTGCGACTTAATCATGCCGCGCGCAGTGGATGAGTTCAGCAGCGCCAGGTTATGCGAATAGGACAGGTGCATAAAGCGGGCCCGGCAATTAAGCGCCAGCCCTCGGCCCATCATATTGATGGTCGCCAGTTCCGTTTTCGTGTACCCAGGCGGGACGTTGATGATCAGGCGCTGAATCTCACCATCAATAACGCGATCCAGCGTTTGCTGAATCACCTTGTGGTGAGGCGCGACAATCATCTTGCCGCCGGTGCGCTGCTTGAAGAAGTAGCGAGCGTAATAAAGCCCGTCCTCTTCACATTCAATCTTACGGGCGTAAGCCTTTTGCTCAGCAGTCGTCATCCTCCAACATCTCCCGCCGGGCAGCCTTGTACTCTTCTTTAGTCAGCGTAGCCATTTCGATTGGCCCACCGTTCTTGCCTGTATGCTCATGAGTGGCCTGCTCTTTGAAAGCCATCACATCTATGTGCTTCCCGAGCAATTCGAGGTTTTTGACTTTATCCGGCCACTTAATTTTCTTGAGAAGCCCGACCATCTCACGCTCCTCCCCACGGCCTTCAAACATCTCAGCCACATCGAAGCCGCTCAAATATCTTCGCCAGGATAAAGGCCACTCGCTTACTGGCTTCAGACTCATGTCGTCTTTGAGGATGTCGAGCACGTCCATCTGGTCTATCTCAACGAGACGATTTAGGACGTATGTCGCATTTATGCCAACCAGATCATTGCGTTGGGCTTTAAGTTCGGCAATTCTGGACTGGATGTCAGGTTTTGACAGGTTTTCGGACGCGGTGCGGTTAGCTGTCTTTGCGCTGTACCCCGCCCGAATAGCCGCTTGCGTGGCGTTTAAATCGATGAGGTACTCGCGACAGAACATATCTTGTTTGTCGGTGAGTGCCATATATTTACTCATTAAGGAAGAAATATGTCTGCTTTAGGAGCATCGTCTAAGTGCAAAAATTGGTTCATTCTTTTCACAGCATTACCATTAGCAATTTTCGCTTTCGTGCGTGCGTATTGTTACGATCAAGATAATACGGCGTTGGTATTTGCTGAGGTTGCAGCCGCTTATGTTGTGATTCAAACAGCCATTGAAAGCGCATCCTTTACCAATGAGTTGCTCAAGGACTGCATAACGTATGCTTTAAAGGTTATTTCAGCGGTAATCGCTGTTTTTGCAGTTTACGCTGTATAATGCTGCGAAAATTATAGCGATTTCGGCACATACTCCATCCTAAATACGTCATCCGGCGCGAGGTATGCCCAAGCGCCATCTTTCTTTGCCACACCAATGAAGCCGTTAACCAGTTCGGGCTGGCTACGAGTCATCTTGCCTCTGAAGGTTTCGCTTGTTTGAGTGGTCAGAGTGATTTGGTAGATGTCGGACATGATTACCTCTTTGCCTTGTCGCAGCTGTTGCCCTGCTTCTCAGAAGTGCTTAGCCACTTACGGCTTACCCGTCAGCAAGATGTGATCACCATCCTTGCGGGGTTACACAGATCATTATCGAAGCCCCTCAGTGAAGAGCTTCTGTAATGTCATTCAGCCTTTACAGCTTCGATGCTGAAGCCATGAATGATGTTTAGCGGTACGCCATGGGTATCCAGGCCATTTTTGATAATCAGCACTCCATCGCGAATGTCTGGCTCATTGCTGCTCTGCCAGCCGACTTGCTCTGGTGCTTTTCCAGAAGCATGCCTCTCCTTGGTCAGGAGCATCACTTTCCAGCCCTTGATAAAAGTACCCATTGGGCTATTTCCCTTCTGTCTGCTTATCCCATTCCTTGCGGAACTTTGAAGGGTTATCAAAGCCCTGAGTACATTGATTATTTTTCATGCTGCCTTTCCTCTTCGATTTTGCGGATTGCTGCCTTATCCAGATTGCACTGCCCAAGCGCCGTATAGAGCTGAGCGTTTAACTCCAGACTTGCCTGCCACGTAAACGGAACCGTAATTCCGGGGATCGGCGTGTCAGCTGTCAGGTCAGCGCTTATCGGCACCACTGGGGCTGGAACGTAAACTGTCTGCGTATTCCCGCAGGCTGTCAGCAGCGGAAGAAGGAACAAGCTGGTTAGCGCACGGATCGCCTTCAAGCGCCTGCCTGATGTAGACAATGCACGTTTCGCCTTTATGAGCCAGTTCGTTCTTTGCATTCTGGGTAGCCTGTGAGATGTCACGGATGATGTTCATCGTGGTGATCACGTTGCTGGTGATCGCCTCTGATGTGTCTGCCCGGACCGTCGCCTTATCGCGCTGGTCTTTGTAGGTGATGGCGTTGTCGCGGTAATGGTTAATCATCCAGGCCATGGAGACCAGCAGACAGATAACGAAAGCACAGATGATTGCTGTTAACCGGCTCATTTAACACCTTCCAGGCAGAGCGCCTTTTCTTTCCCTGCTCGAGTTACCAGACCAGGCAGAACCTTGCCGCCTCCCCATACCCAGCGAGGGAACTGGTTGCATGCCGCCGTGATGTCTCCACTTCTGAGAAGAGAGAACATCGTGGAGGTGCGCATGTTCCCACAGCCAGCACGAAACGTTACCGATACAGCTGCTGAGAAAGTATCGTCAGATAGCTTTCTGCCATTCCCGTAACGGTTAACGCAGGACTCAGCATCAAGGATGTTGCGCTCCCATTCGGCTGCGATCTGCTGGTCAGACTTAACGGTGCCAAGCTTCACGCCATGCGTGTTCCCCATACCGTCAGTCAGCACACCGGCCGGGCAGACATATGGATCACGTCGGCAAGATTCAGCGTTGCCGATTAACTCCAGCCCGCGCTCGTTTGTTCTGACGTGTCCCGCATTCATCACAATGGCGATGATCGTTCCGACGGAGCAGACAATGCCCGCCGCACCGCTCTTCTTACTCAGTTTCAACTGTGCCACCGGAAATTCTCCGCATTGCCTCCGTAACCACCTCGGCGGCAGCCGGACGATCGGAGTGAGGTTTTTTACCTACATCAGATAAGTAGTTTTCCAGCAGCTGGGTTCGTTTCCTTTCCTCAGCCATACGCTCACGCTCTTCTTTCCGTTTTGCGTAATAGGTTTTTATCGTGAAGAACGCCGATACCAGCGCGCCGATAATAAACACGTAATCCTGTAGGCTAAGCAAAGAGAACAGACCCAAGGCCGCCGACCACCAGTACGGCAGATCGTGTCCATTTGTTGGGTTCATACGTTGCATTCCACACCTCCGGGTCCGGGGTGCTGTGTGGTAGTTGGGAAAAAGGCCGTCAGACACGATAGCTACGTGGCATCTGGAATTGATTGTCTGCGGCCTGAATAAAAAAACCCGGCGGCAGGCCGGGAAGATGAGGGCAAGTCAATGTCGGCTCTCTGGCCGAAGGGTCCCAGGTAGTGGGTTCTGTGTGCGGCGTACCGCAAATAAAAAAGCCCAAGGCGTTAACCTCGGGCTTGAATTCTTTGTGTCGACAATCAAAGCTACGGCGACGATATCAGATTTACATGAAATATATGCGTTTCAGTTCGCTTTTGCAAGACTTACATCTAAATTTGTCGCCTTTTGTTGTGAACGTGATCGCGTTACTGAAATAAGCGCACCGCTATCGAGCCGCTTAAAGCTGTTACGCATTGCCAGCCAGTGAGGCAGATACGTTTCCGTCCAGGTAGATTTCGCAACGCCCGCCAGTTCCGCCAGCGACTGATATTCGTACGTCTCACGTCCTGCCAACTCCGCTTTGACGTCCTGCGCCGCCAGCCAGATAAGCTTCTTCAGGCGCTCCATCGTCTTGCCCGCCACCTTCTTCGCGCCGAGCTGCTCCCGGAACTCAGCCCATGCCCACTGGGTAATCGCCACCTGGTGCTCGAAGCGGATATTCTCGCTGTAGTTCCAAAGCAGCCACGCTTTCTGATGGTCTTCCAGAGACAGCACGGCGCGGCGCCAGGATGCGGTGACGAACTCAACCGGGCTGACTAACGCGATAGACGATCCCTTGGCGCGGGACTGACTTCCGCTCATCGCCGGGCCGTCCGGATTAACTTTGCGGCCGGTGACCGGATCGGTGATTTTCTTGCGTCCCCGGCTGCGCGCCGTCGCGGTGAATTGCGCGTTCTCGGCGAAAGCTACCAGTTGCCCTTTCGTCGCCCCGCTGAGGTCTGCGGTCGCCACAATGAGCTGCTGACGTACGTATTCCAGTTGCTGACTGTTCATGCGGCTTCCTTATGTGGCTGATTGGTTTTGGTCTGGCTGTGCTTTGCTACTGGCGGCAGGCTGGCGCGCTTAACGCTTTCTGCCTGGTACCGGATAATCTGGTCACGTGTCATTCGTCCACCCTCTCGTTCTGCCAGAGAGGAAGTGGTGACTTATCCCCGGCGCGGCGTATGCGGGACTTGGCGTTCTTCTCAATCTGAATGAGCTTTTCGATGTTCTGGCGGCGCTGCTTTTCTTCCCGGCGGAGATATTTCACGTTCTCCATGTAGCGAGACTCCTGGTCGCAGAGCGTCATAAGGAAGTCAAAAGGCTCGATCAGCGTTTCGCACTTCCGGCAGCGCAAGGTCCGGTCTTTTTCGTTCACCCAAACAGTGGAGTGCAGGCACATAACCTTCTGCCCTTCGCGCTGAATAACCAGCCCGTCCTGTAGGTCGTTATTCTTCGTCGGGAACGCGACAACCTTGCCCAGTTCTATTTCGGTTTCTGTGCTCATGCTGCCTCCTGCTGTTTCAGTGCGCGAAGGTCTGCCCGGGCCTGGGCGCGGATGCCGTTCAGCTCTTCACGGGTGTATCTGTGGGTTTCGTTGTTGGATTCCAGCGCCAGCACGCGCTCTTCGCCGATCAGTTCGACCAGGGCGGCGCGGTATGCCTCAATGTTTCCGGATTTGTGAACGTTGCAGGCGGAGCACTGGAGCCAGATATTGTCCGGGTTAAAGCGAAGCTGTGGAGCGGCGGCCGTGGTGCGGTAATGCCCGGCATGCCAGGCGAAGGCGGTCTTGGTACCGCAGGAGATGCAACCATGCCCGGCGGCCAGCAGCATTTCGCGCCGCCAGTCGTTGAAGGCGCGCTGAGTCATCTGCACCCAGTGACGGATCGGCTTCAGCTCATTACGCCGCGCAGCGCGCCGTTGGCGACCTGCCTTCTCTTCGGTGCGCTGACGCTGCGCTTCCTTCTGCTTAGCAGCTTCACGGGCTTTTGCGGTCTGTTCTTTGCCGATCGCGCTGGCGCATTCGAATGAGCAAACCACCTGCCCGTCGCGGACCGGGTGGAACCACTGGCGACAAGCTTTATGGGCGCACTTGCGGAGCGGTAACTTAGCCATGCGCCCTCCTCGCCGCGAGACGCAGCCATTTCTGATCCACCAGGCGGGCGGTGTAGCCTTTCAAGGTCGGGATGTCGGACGGCTTAACCGCGGGCTTGCGCTTGCGGCGCGCCGGAACGTTGAAGATGTGATTTGTGATGACGCGTGCGAGAGGATTACCCACGGGAAGACCTCCACTCTTGCGCCCAGGCAATGCGCTTACTGGATGCTTCGGAGAACTTCACACCGCGTTCGGTGCCGAACCAGTAAATCGCCTCGATGACATCGACCATGTAACGCTTGCTGGATCTGGATGTGCGGACGCCGAAATAAACGCGGCCGCCGTTGATGCCCGGCGCGGATTTCTGCTCCTGATCCTGGGTCTGGTTCACCAGAACGGTGATGAGGTCCTTCCACTCTTCGCGGGTCAGCTTTTCGCCGTACCAAACCACCTGGTCAGACAGGTCTTTCAGCAACGGCCACATCAGACGGTTTTGCTTGTCGGTGCGGGTCTCTTCCCGGGCCTCGACCACCATCGGCGCGCGAGGGTTTACCGGCAGGGTGCGAATGTACGCGATGAGGTTGTCTTTAACGGTATCGTTGACGATGCAGTAGTGCTGCTTCATACGCCACCTCCTAGAGGTAACGCAGAATGCAGAAAATCGCAGGTGCATTTCTGCATCTGTGACAAGGTGAGGAGTTCATATTGTGGTCGCATTTAAGTCCCCTTAAATGCGCAGAAGTCACCGGAGTTGTTCAGGTTCCGATGACATGATTATAACATCACTTTTGAAAAATGATTATCAAGAATCACTCTAACTTCGGCGCTGCTTCAATCATCCTGCGATAGACATCGTAAGTTCCGAATTGTTCATCACCAGCCTCAAGCATTTCATGAGTAGGCTCCTCTGGCACCATAACCCAACCATCCGGAATCACCGGAGAGTTGAGAGCATCGCGCTCAGCCAGAATCTTCTCACCGTCAATTGCTATGCCGGAGTTGCGAATGGTATCCACCGCATCGCGCAACTTGCAAGCCGTCGTTACAGGTTCAACCATATTGTTGGAGTCACCGGAATGGTCAACCATAGCGAGCTTCTCCTCGGAATGGTCCGTTAGCGCTTCCTGATAGCGTCCAAGTTCCACGTACTCCTGACATGACCACCCGCCATCAATAAAATCGTGAGCTTCAACAGCATCGAAAGTGAACGATGTTTCACCGCCGGTTGGCGAGGTTAGGCCGTACAGGTCTGCTACCGGCTTAAACTGTGTGGCTGGAATATTTTCCGGAATATTTTGCGGTTCGTTTTGTGGTCGATCGGCACCCTGAAGCATGGCGGCGCGGCTACCATTGACCATCTTCACACCCAGGCGGATATCATCAAGCTCAAGGTCGCCCTTAATTTCCGCATGCCGGAAAGCGATCGACAGGAACTCCAGGCACTGCTCGTTTGTCCATTCAGGAACAGATGCCGGCGCTGGCGGGGCGGTGACATTAGCGAATGCAGCACGCAACCCAGTCTTAATTTCTTCAACTTCGTCAGAGCCTAATGATGAATCTGATATCGCATGATGGAATGCATAAGCCATATCGTCGTTGACTGACACAGCCTCCGCTTCGAGCGATGCCAGCGCGATACGCGCCAGCTCGTTCAGGATTGCCACATCAGCGTGACCAAGGGTGTAACCAGCTTTCAAATCGGCAACTGCTTGCACGGCCTGTTTGTCGATGTTGCTCATTGGGCGGCCTCCCCGACACGTTTATTCCATGCAGCAATCGCCATGTTGATTTTGTTCGCTCCAACCATCTGAGCAGACTGCGCGTCGCAAGAATGGCAGCGAACAATTGCCGACTGGTAAGGGCAATCCTCTTCGTACTGCGCGAATGCCTCTACGTCTTTGCTGCCGCAGAACGGGCAAGGTTTGATTTGAGTGCTCATTGTGCAGCTCCTTCAAATTGGTAAGAAATTTTAATTCCCAGCTTTTTAGCCATGGCATGCTCAGCGACAGCACCTTCCGACTCTTGCCACCCATGCAGCATGTGAATGGCGTCGGCGCAGCGAAGCATCGCCAGGCAGATGTCCATATACTCACGCTGAGATAAACCATCCGGGAGCGTGGCCGGATTTAATGCCACATGACCACCTGATAACATCTGCTGTGCTACTGCGTTAAACATCGGACGGTTGTAGTTTTCGTAACCCGTCATTGGTCCTGCGATGTAAATTTTCATACCCCTACCCTCCCCCAAACCATCAATACCCTTCTCATCGCCGGACTGTTGCGGCACTCCTGAAATATTCCGTTGGTGCAGCTGCGCGCGGTGCCGTCCTGTTCTTCCGGCGTTGCCAAGCGATAAGTCACCGTTCGCCAGACCTTGCTCACCCGGACAATCTTGCGGGCCCGCTCCAGATCGATAGCGTTCTTCGTGATGCAGTTGATGGTCATGCCGCACTCTGTGGCCACATCCTTCGCGGTGAAGGTGCGGTGCGTTTCGAGATAACGCAGAATTGCCTGTTTGCCTTTCATCTCACACCATCCCGTTCGACTTGTTGCGGTTGTACTTGGCCTGAAGCAGCTGGATCGGCGTTGGCCCATGCTCTGCGGCAGGCGCTGCAATAGCCCGGCGTACCGGCGGCACTGGTTTACCCTCGGTGACGCGCTTCTCCCACATGTCCAGCAGGTCGCTCGCCTCGCGTGCCAGCTCACCATGCGTTAACTGTCGCTCTGTGCTGCGGTGGCGCAGTTCAACGCAGATGTGGTACATGACCGGCTGCGACCAGGGGAATTGTTCGCTGGAGGTGAATTCGAACGAACGGTTACGCCAGTCCCAGTATTCGGCGATCACCTGGTCAACGGTTATGCCCAGTGACCCGCCGCTCTGTTTGCACCAGGCGACAAACTGGCCCGGCGACGGAAGGAATGGGCGTACCTGGCTGCGCGCTACACGCATACCGGCATCGACTTGCGCCATTGAGTGGATCCCGTTCTCCTGAAACGCCAGCAGCCACTGACGGCGGAATTCGTTCAGGTCGTCCTGATTGCGGAAGTTCGCCATGCTGGCCGGGAACGCGGCACGCAGCTGGTTGAACAGTCCGTTGAATACCTGCGCCACCTGCTCGACCGGAGCGCGCTCCTGGTACTGCTCTGGCAGGTTGTGGGCCATGCGACTCATCTGCTCGCGGTCATGGTTACGCATCTGCTCTGCAAGAGATTTCATCGCATCACCTCATAGGCCCAGTCAGTGCTGTTGAAGTCCAGATCTGGCTTGACGGCTGGTTTGACAGAGAACTTCGGCTTAAACAGCCCCTGGTATCCGTTCGCAATACTGGTGTTGATCACTTCGACCGGGTTATGTCCGTCATCCAGGCACTCTTTCAGGAGCTTGAATGCCTTCGTAACGGTCAGCTCTGTTTTGATCGGCTTGCCAGACTGTTTGCGGTAAGCAACCCATTCCTGCCAGGCGGTTTGATTTAGCCACTCAGGAACGTCAACACTGAGCGGATCAAACTTGTCCTTCCCCCTTGGGGGATTAGAGGGGGTATTAGGTTTTATATTTGTCTTTGGAAGAATGTCTTTGGTGTTCCCTGTTTTCAGGGATACCTCTCCCTGTTTTGGGGGATGGTTATCCCCGTTTTCAGGGATGATTTTAGAGGTGATTTTGCTATCCCCAATTTCAGGGATGGTAATAACTTGGGTTACAACTTCAGCGACCGGGAAACTGACCGGGCACTTTGCACATTTTGGCTTTGTGTAAGCCCAGCTATCCAGGAGCGTGTTGATCCCGATGTAACGTGTCTGCCCGATTCTGCGCATCTTAATGATGTTGCGATAAGCCAGGCTGAGCACAGCTTCAGAAACGTGCTTAACGGCCAGTCTGGTTTTATCTGCAATGAGGCTGTTGGTGATCCGGTCCTCTTTCTTGGACCAGCCATACGTCAGGCGAACAATAGCATTCAGCACGCGGAACTCACGCCCCGAAAGCTCTACGAAACACAGGGCATCCTGAATCTGGTTAGCAAGGCGAAGATAGCCATTTTCCAGATCGGCCATGCGATTCTCCTGCTGCGCCGGTTGCTGCGCAGGGAATTTGATTACTTTGGCGGTGTTTGCCATAATTGCTCCTGTGAATTGATCCAGTTAATTCCACCTGAAAGCCGTTGGTGTTACAGCACCGCGGCTTTCTCCATTTCTGTAGTTCTCACATAACCCCCAGCATCGATGTAACCATCGTCATCAGTGGCCCCACCTGCTCCGGCATGAGGCGGAACAGCGACGCTATACCCTCGCTTACCTCTTTCAGCTTCTGATGCTCTGGTGCGTCCAGCAGCACGGCCTGCTTAGCTTCGGCACACTCTTTCATCGCAGAGGCGATCAGCGACATCGTGTCGTTCTGCGGCGCCAGGCGGTTGCGGTAATCCAGCGGCAATACGGACATGATTGCTGGTGCCAGCTGGCGAATGTTGTTGGCAGCATATTCGGTGTCGCCGTCGATCCAGCGGAATACCTTCTGCATTTGGCGGTGCGAGTCAGTCGGGATATCCAGACCGGTGCCGCCGGTAGCCCGCCACTCTTCAACAATCAGAGCGGCGACAAATTCACGGCTGCGGCAATCAGCTGCCCATGCGCGTACGGCTGCGCGGATCCCATCGATGTTTAACGCCGTGGAATCAGGTTCCCGGCGATTCTGGTAAATCATCGCCGTTGGCGAAAATTTGTTACCTTGTTGATACGCAAGTGAATGCATTGCTTTCCCTTTCGTTGAATAGTTAATGATTGGCTGATTACTCAGCCGGTTTAATAGGGTTACAGATTGTTAAAGAGCGGGGTGCTTACGGGGCTTTGCTGTGCGGGAAAGGCTTAATCTCTTCAGCCTTAATTTTCCCGTCTGGCAGTCTGTTGATAAAAATCTGACGCCCAACCCTAATTGCCTTGCTGATTGCCGTCTGGTGTACACCGATAGCGTCAGCTGCTTTGGCCTGCCCGACTTCGCCAACAAATTCAGCTAAAGAAATCTTCATATGGTTGCTCCTTTGAGTGCATAAACAAACAATACCAGAAGTATTACATAAAGCAATACCTGCGGTATTTTTAAAATATGAGTTTTGGTATTAATATCTGAAAATGGAAAAGAAAAAGATCCTCACCCCCGCTCAAGTGGCTGATTCAAAGCGTTTAAAAGCCCTTTACGAAGCGAAGAAAAAAGAACTGGGTATTACTCAGCAATCCATTGCGGACGCGCTGGACATATCCCAGGGTGCCGTTGGCCATTATCTCAATGGAAGGAACGCTTTAAATACAGCGGTAGCATCGGTCTTTGCGAGGCTTCTTGGGATTAGTGTCTCTGATTTCAGCCCGTCACTTGCGAAGGATATCTCTGATATGAGCTCGGTGGCGTCGGAAAATACTTCTTTCGCAGGGCATTATTCACCTGGCTCAAAATATCCGGTGATTAGCAAAGTTCAGGCGGGCGCCTGGTGTGAAGCTGTTGAGCCGTACACCCTTAAAGATATCGACCTTTGGCTTGAATCAGATGCTCACATTCAGGGGGAGGCGTTCTGGCTGCAGGTTGATGGTGACTCAATGACAGCACCGGCGGGTCTTAGCATCCCAGAAGGAACCTTTGTCCTCTTCGATACTGGGCGCGAGGCAATCAACGGCAGTCTGGTAATAGCAAAGCTATCCGATTCGAACGAGGCAACATTTAAGAAGTTAGTGATCGACGGTGCGCAGAAGTACCTGAAGGGTTTAAATCCACAGTGGCCATTGGTAGCGGTGAATGGTAACTGTCGAATTATCGGTGTTGCAGTAGAGACGAAGATGCGGCTGGTTTAGATGTTTGGAGAGTGTGCGATAACTGCATCATCAGAACGCGAAGATTCCGTCTCTCAAAGCAATTATTTTGTATAAAAATTTAGCCATTTAACATTTACAAAAGGACTGTAGAATGTCTAACGACCAGATTCTATCTAATGCTGATATTACAATAAAGCGTCTCGAAGAGATTTTTGCAAACGCAGGCTTTAAAACTGAGAGTTTTGAAAACAGGATCGTCATCAATCATGAAGGAACCGTTGCATCGGTCTATCTAAGGTCTGACGTTATAAGCATATTTACGTCCTTCCAAGTTAAGCCTGAAGTGAATATTGATGATTTTAAAGACAAGATTTTAGAACTAAACAGCGCCCACTCCCTTAGCAACTCCAGCCTCAATGAGGCAAAAAACAAACTCGTGATCTCAATGACATATCTGACAAGCGTTGGTGTTTACATTCCACATTTTATTTTCACAATAAATGGATATTTCGCTTTTCAAACAATCAACTTTAAAAGAATAGATTGCTCAGAATTCATCGAGTAAGGGTGCGATATGATAAACCCTATTGAAAACGCATTTAATGAAATAGCCTCGCTTCTTGGTAGTGACGAGGAGTCTAATCACATATCGATGACGATCAACACCTCTCCAGAGTGCTATTTAGAGGCAATTGAACGGTCTGAAATTGAGTACGAACGCATAAGGAATGACACTACAGATATTAATAAAATCTGTAACACTCTCTCAAAGACTGAAGACATAGTTGAAAGGGTGAAAAATCATATTTTCTTCGATGATCATGAGATAGTGTATCAGGACAATACTAAACGTTATGGCAGGCTCGACGCAGACCCGGAAATAGTAAATGCTTGGGATAGACTAGCCTGCAACCTACATATCAGTTCTGACGTAGAGTTTTTCGCGCACGAGGAATATGAGTCTCATATAGAAAAAAAAGATGGACTCACCTATAATGAAGCTCACAAGAGAACGATCGAAGCCGGTTTTGTATGGAATCTTAAGGAGGAATGATATGGGCTTTTATGTTCAAATTCAAAAAAAATCCTCTGATGGAAAGACATCTAACTATGTGTTTTTTAATGAAAATGGCAGTGGAGAGTTCAGCGTAAACGAACAAAGCGGTAAGATTGACTACTACTGCAAAATGCCGAATGACGTGAAGAATGTTTATTTTTCTCGTGCAGCCTTTAAAGTCATTAAACACTGGCAAACCAGTGGAAAACTTCCTGATGCAGAGGTGTGGGCATCCTGAATCAACCCGGCCACCGCGCCGGGTTTTTATTGCCCACCCATAAAGCCATCACCCATTCTGCCGATAACTATCCAGCCTGAAGCTGATAACAATAACTATCGCAACACTACCTGCCCGCCCCGTGCGGGCTTTTTTTTATTGTCCCTTCGGCACTATATCGGCTGTATCCCTGCTCACGCCCTTACCTATCACGTTTCCTGTTTCCTTCCGGTACTGCTCCAGCTTGTCGATGATGTTTTGCTGGGTCATGGGTAAATCAGCCAGTGACAATTCCATCACCGCCCGCCCCATCGCCTGAATTTTCATGCTTATACGCTCTTCATCCAGAACCATGCACATCCCTCCTGCTGTTTTTTTAAGCGTAGCACTGGTATTTACAAAAATAAAATCACATCAAATTCATACTCTTAGTATTAATAAAAGATTTATTAATACTAGCGGTATTGCTATATATTAATACCGCTAGTATTGTTAACCCATCGAAACGAAACATCGACAGCTGAGCGAAGTTAGCCAGCGGCGGACAGTAAGTCGCCTGCTTTTTAACAACATGCAGATTTACAGCGTCAATGACCTGTTAAGACCCCTACACGTAAACGTGCAGTATCACCGGGTGCGATCCGGTCGGTGAGAGAGTATCCCCGCGCGAGAGCGAGAACGGCGTGAGAACGGGCAACACTGGCAGGGAGTTGGCGCTGACCAATACAGGGAATGTTTTGGGGTGTGGTGGTGGTGTCCTCAAGCGAGGTGCAACGCTAGCGGTGTGATAAGACCTGATAAACCGGCTGGGCAGATAGTTGTTTGCCAATACAGAAACAGGGCGCTCAGGAAGTAAGTGAGAGTGGCGACTCAGTGCCAGTCCACCACACCGACCAAAACATTTCTCCCGCATCGGCGGGTAACGACAGAGGGTAAGGCGATGGAATTTTCAGATATTCACGCATCAATGTTGATTATGACTGATCGCGAAAATCAGCTGAGTTCAGATATGCAGGGCGACTGGAAAGTACTGCGTGTCGATGATTTGTCATTCACTATTTCTCGCCCAGAGGGAGGGCAAGAAGAACATTTCTCTCCCTGCGCTTCCATCAACTTCATAGCCGCCTAACCAGCGGCTTTTTCATACCTGGAGTCATTTACGAGTGGCTCAAGTTATGACAACCGGCGGCCATCCACCGCCAAAATTGTTTGAATGTGCGCTTGCGCAGAAGTCTTGTATTAACCGTTCCGTTCGCCGCGATAAGGCCAAGAGGATTTATGAGCAACCCTATCACAGTAGGTTTTTCAGGCCTGACGAAGCGAATTTTCGCGGGTCGTTCAAAGCCGAGTAAATTGGCGCCCGGCGTTCGCGAGTTCACCGGTGAGAAATTTGATGTCACAGACGAGGCACTATTTGCAGTGGCCCATCTTCTCGTGGTTCGTGATGACATCCTGATATTCCCGACAGCTGATGGGAAAGAGATTCACCTCCGCGCCGACATCAAAGAAAAGCGGGAGGCATCATGACAGTCACCCACAACGGCAAGCAGTACACCGCCAAAAAGCTCAACGATAACGAGTGGCAGCTTACGTCGGTATCGGCGCCGCGGGAAAAACTGGTGCTTAACCGCTGGCAGATGCACGTTGCCGGCCTCCTGGAACAGGTTGAGGTGAAGGTATGATTGGAATGCACTACGGCACCGCATCAGTGCCGCGTAGCGAGGTTTTACCGGGCACTATGCTGCAACACCACGGCAAAACTTATCGCGCCTCTGCGAACGTTGAGAAAGGCCTGTACGCCTTCAACATATTCGAAAAAACCATCATCAAAAGTGATTCCGTCGTTGTGCTGCTGAATGAGCGCGGCGAGCCGATGGTTCACTGATACAAACCACCCTACTCAACCGATCGGCCTGGCTTTCTGCGGGCGGCATCTGCACACCCAAATTTCAGGAGAAACCATGAGCGAAGTAACGGACTTAGTCGTCATTGAGAAACAGAACGCAATGGCGGTATTCACCACCAAAGAGCAGCTCGACCCGATTATTGAGGCGATCGAGAAAGAAGCTCGCAGCCTGGTACCGGATGTGTCGACCCGCAAAGGCCGAGACGCTATCGCATCCATGGCGCACAAGGTTGCCCGTTCCAAAACCTACATCGACAACGCCGGTAAAGATCTGGTTGCTGAGCTTAAAGCCCTGCCTAAGCAGATCGACGAAAGCCGCCGCATTGTGCGTGAGCGGCTGGACGCGCTTAAGGATGAAGTGCGCCGTCCTCTAACCGAATGGGAAGCTGAGCAGGAACGAATCCGGGTGGAAGAAGCCTGGAACGCTATGCACGAAGAAGCATTGGTGATGAACAAGATGTTCGATGACCAGCGCGCCGCGCAGATCGAGGCAGACCACGAAATGGCTCTGCTGATGAATGACAAGTTTGACCGTGACCGCGAAGAGCAGCGCCGCCTGGCGGAACAGGCTCAGCGTGAGCACGAAGAACGCATTAAGCGTGAAGCGGCAGAGCAAGCCCGCCGCGATGCCGAAGCGAAGCACAAAGCTGAGATTGAAGCCGCAGCGCGCCGTGAAGCCGAAGAGAAAGCCCGCGCTGAACTGGCGGAACGCCAGCGCATTGAAGCGGAACAGCGTGCGGTACGCGAGAAGCAGGAAGCAGAAGCCCGGGCGGAACGCGAAAAAGCCGCGGCGGTAGAAGCTGAACGCCTGAAAGCAAAACAGGCAGAAGAAGCCCGTCTGGCTGAGCAGAAGCGCATCGCCGACGAACAGGCAAAACGTGAAGCTGACGTGAAGCACCGCAAGACGGTCGGCACCAACATCGTTAACGCGCTCACCAGCCACACCAGCTTAACCCGCGAGCAGGCTATCGAAGTTCTTACCGCTCTAAAAGATGACCTGATCCCCTGCGCGAAAATTCATTACTGAGGCAACCATGAACGCATACCTCACTTACGACCGCATCGAAGATCGGCGCTGGGTTGAGCAGCAGCTCACCGACGAGAAAGAGAAGTGGATCGACGACCGGGCTCAGCAAATCATCGACATGATGCCAAAAGAGCCGTCCAGCCTCTTCCACTTCACGATCCCGATTGACTCCAGCCCATACGAAGGACTTCGCAGCGATAAAGCTGGAGAGGCCTACAACGATTTCATTTCGGCAGTTGCTTACGCCCAGGCGGAATACGACTGGGAACACCGTACCGGCTGCCCGTTTTAATTTTTGAGGGGATTAACGATGGCAAACGAATTAACAATCACAGCGACGTCGCTTCAGGAGATAGGCGTCGACGTCTCCACCTGGAGCGCGCTGAAGAACAGCATCTACCCTGGCGCCAAAGACGAATCGGTAATGATGGCGCTTGACTACTGCCGCGCCCGCCAGCTGGATCCGTTGCTCAAACCTGTCCACCTAGTTCCGATGTACGTCAAAGACTCGAAAACAGGTAAAGGTGATTGGCGCGACGTGGTCATGCCGGGCATCGGGCTTTACCGCATTCAGGCGGACCGCTCAGGTGATTATGCCGGTGCCCGCGAACCAGAGTTCGGTCCTGACGTTACTCAGACACTTACTGGTGTCGAAGTGACTTTCCCTCAGTGGTGCAAATACACCGTTTATAAGCGCATGCCCAGCGGCGAGATCGTCGAGTTCAGCGCCAAAGAATACTGGATTGAAAACTACGCCACCGGCGGCCGCGACACCACGGCGCCGAATGCGATGTGGAAAAAGCGCCCGTATGGACAGCTGGCGAAATGCGCAGAAGCCCAGGCGTTGCGTAAGGCCTGGCCTGAGATTGGACAGCAGCCTACCGCAGAAGAAATGGAAGGCAAATCACTGGACGTAGATATCCGTGACGTCACGCCGCGCAGCACCACAGAGGCGCTTCCACCAGCAGCAAGCGAAGAAACGCTTCAGGCGATAACCGATCTCTTAACGACCCTGGATAAAGACTGGGAGAAAGACTTCCTTCCACTGTGCAGCGACATCTTCAAACGGCAAATTCTTGAGGCGTCAGAACTCACTGAAGAAGAGGCACAGAAAGGGTTTGGCTTCCTTCAGAAAAGGGCTAAGGCGGCAGCATGACATCCTCCCTCCTTTCACTGTTGCGAAGCGGAAAACACAGCATTCGCGACATGGCAAAGATTTTAGGCATCTCAAAGTCTCGCGTGTCATGGTTCATCGCCGAGCTTGAGCGGCGCAAATGGATAGAAGTCACCAGGTGCGCGATATGGTTTCACGATGGCACCCGTTCAAATAAGCAGAACGTATACAGGGTAAAACTATGACACCAGAAATTATCCTTGCCCGGACTGGCATCGACGTAACCAATATCCAACAGGGCGATGAGGCGTGGCACCGGCTGCGCCTCGGCGTTATCACAGCCTCTGAAGTGCACAACGTCATCGCCAAGCCAAGATCGGGGAAGAAGTGGACTGACATGAAAATGTCCTACTTCCACACCCTACTCGCCGAGGTATGCACCGGCGTAGCGCCAGAGGTTAACGCCAAGGCGCTGGCCTGGGGCAAGCAGTACGAGGAAGACGCCCGCACCCTCTTCGAGTTCACCACGGATGTGAAAGTCACGGAGTCTCCGATCCTGTTCCGTGACGAGAGCATGCGCACTGCGTGCTCCCCTGACGGCCTGTGCAGTAACGGGTTCGGTCTTGAGCTTAAATGCCCTTTCACCTCTCGCGATTTCATGAAATTCCGCCTTGGGGGTTTCGAAGCAATCAAGTCTGCGTACATGGCCCAGGTGCAGTACAGCATGTGGGTGACCGGAAAAGAGGCCTGGTTCTTTGCCAACTACGACCCACGCATGAAGCGCGAAGGCATTCACCATGTCGTCGTTGAACGGGATCCGCAATACATGTCCGATTTCAACGAAATGGTGCCGGAGTTCATCGAGAAGATGGACGAAGCGCTGGCGGAAATCGGCTTCACGTTCGGGGAACAGTGGAAATGAAACGCACCCCCTTTTACCGCAGGCCCGGGCGAGCCGGGCAATTCTCCGGCCTCCGTGAACGCGTTATCTGGATGATTCAGACGCGCGGCCGCCCGGTCACTGGCAGCGAAATCGCCGAGAAGTTTGGCGTAACGCTCATTGAGTTTAACAGGGTCGCCAACGGCATTACCCGCGGCTCCGGACAGATAGCGCAGATCGTTGAATCGGAAAAATGGCTCAACGAGGAAGGAATCTGCGACCGGGCATTCGACTTAGCCACGAAGCCAAAGGTCGTAACACCACAGGGCAAATCACGGCTGTTCACCCGGCGTGCCATTGAACAATCGCAGGAAGGCAGACGGCAGGAATGCATAGCACGTGCCGCACGCCGTCGCCGCCTGATTGCTCAGGGCCTCTACATCGACGAAATGGAGTCAGTGCTATGAAAGCGTGGTCACTCGAAGAGCTGGCGCTGCTGTGCCGACACTCAAACGCTGAAGTCGCAGAGATTACCGGCTGCAGCACTGAAGAGGTCGGAGATAAGCGGCTGCAAACCAATATTGAGCGTAATGGCTGGGATGTTAACGATCCGGAGCTGGAGGATGCATGACCGGAAAATACTCTCTTATCTACGCAGATCCGCCATGGTCTTACGGCAACACCATCAGCAACGGGGCGGCCGCCGATCACTACTCAACCATGAAGCTAATCGACATTAAGCGCCTGCCAGTGTGGGAACTTGCCGCCGAAAACTCGGTGCTGGCGATGTGGTACACCGGCACGCATAACCAGGAGGCGATCGAGCTGGCCGAAGCCTGGGGCTTTACCGTTCGCACAATGAAGGGCTTTACCTGGGTGAAGCTGAATCAGAACGCTGAACTGCGCATCAACAAGGCGCTGACCGAGGGTGAAGTCACCGACTTTTACGACTTCCTCGATCTGCTTAACGCCGAGACGCGCATGAATGGAGGCAATCACACCCGTGCAAATACCGAAGACCTGTTGATTGCCACCTGCGGCGCCGGGCTGGAGCGAAAGCACGCAGGAATTAAGCAGGTTGTCTACAGCCCGCTTGGCGCGCACAGCGAAAAGCCGTGGGAAGTTCGCCACCGGCTGGAGCTGCTTTACGGTGATGTGCCGCGCATTGAGCTGTTTAGCCGCAGCGCGGCGCCAGGCTGGCACCACTGGGGAAATCAGTGCGCCACCGCCGCTGTAGAACTGCTGCCAGGCTGCGCCATTGATGTTGTGAAAACGGAGGCCGCATGACGCCAGAAACAGACAACGCCATCCGTGCTGCCTGCCGCCGCTGCACCGAAGAAATCCAGCAGGCCATGCGCAAGAAGCCAAAGCCAAACTGGAACGAAACGGTGCCTCCCATCATCAACAAGCATCACAAGAAAATTGAAGCTCTGGGAGTTAGCCTCCTGGAGTTCGTCGTATACACAGGGCGGCTTAATCGCCGCTTCGGAGTGGAATCGTGAAAGTTTATATTGCCGGGCCCATGAGCGGCCTGCCTAATTTTAACCGCGCCGCTTTTAACCATGCGCATTTTCATCTCTGGTCGAAAGGCCATATTGTTCTGAATCCCGCCCGTCTACCAGATGGATTAACCCAGGGCGAGTACATGGACATCTGCCTGGCAATGCTTCGCTGTGCTGATGCTATCTACATGCTTGAAGGCTGGGAGCACTCCGCTGGTGCCCGATCGGAGAATGCCCTGGCCGAGAAGCTGGAAATGGAAATTATCTTCCAGGAAGAGGAACGCGCCGCATGAACAGAGCCTCACCCGTTGATTTGAGGAAGAGCCTCGAAATCGCCAACCACCTCGCACACATCGGGATTCGCTTTGTGCCGATCCCGGTGGCTACCGAGGAAGAATTCCAGACGCTGGCCGCCGAGTTATCGCTACGGCTTGAGCAGATGGCTGTCGAAGCCGAGAAGAATGAAGGCGGTGCTGCATGAAGGCACTAATCACCAGGTCGCTAAGTCGGCCTTTTTTATTGCTGGCGCTCACATTCAACCGAATTAACCGACAGTTCCGGGAGCATTGACCATGAGCGATAAGTGTACATTGGATGGAAATCTAATTAATCGCTGCGACATGCTGGCTAAGGCCCTCGAGTATGGAAACCCATCATATCGTTCGAAAGGCGCGTTTATCCCTGAGCGAGTGAATTTCAACACTGGCAAGCCGGCAATCGATATTGCACAACTACACTCCGGCGAGTATGTCGGACGTGGAATCGCTATGAACTTCTGCCCCTTCTGCGGGGAGAATCTTAAGACATGGGAGCAGTGATTATGCCCGACATCATCGATACCGCAGCAGAGATTGAAGAGCTTCAGCGTAACGCTGCCCTTTCCGCTCACCGAATCGACCGTAATGCCGTATCGGCTGAGCATTGCGCCGAATGCGGTGAAAACATCCCGGTGCCGCGGCGCGCTGCCGTTCCAGGCTGCCAGACATGCGCCAGTTGCCAGGCTGATTTGGAGCTTATCCGTAAGCAAAGGGGGTTGTGATGTGTGATATGCCTGCAGTCTTTGGTCAGGAGCAGCGAAAGGCCCGCAAAGAGCATAAGTGCTGCGAGTGTGGAGCCATAGTTAAGCCTGGCGAGCATTACACGTATTCGCACGGCGTCTGGGATGGAAGCGGACAGAGTTTCAAGCAATGCCTCGACTGTGCAGAGGTATCGAGCGCCGCAGCCGCATCTGTCGATGATCCGGAAGATGGCCCTGCATTTACCGGTTTGCGTGAATGGTTCATGGGTTATTCATGTCGCGAGTTTAACGGCGACGAGCTTGTTAAAAGTTTCTCCACCGAACTGAATGTAGACGAAAACAAAATCCGCAAAGTTTTGCGAATGGGGCCAGCCAATGTTCAGGATAATCCAGCCTAACACCTGGTACGCCGATGATTTCGGCGCACCCTGCAAAATCCTCCGCGCTACCCACGAAGTAATCCACTACATCCGCAACGGCCGCACCTGCATTGCCAGCATGGGCCGCTTTAACCAGGATTTCGAGCCGCTAACCAAAGCACAGGCCGAGCGGATCACCGAAGAAATCGAAACAGCAGAACACCTGAAGAAGCAGCGTGCCCAGCGTGCGGCGTAAGGAGAACTATGAGCACCATTCAGGACATCCGAAACCAGCTATCAACTCTGGTCACCGAGGCGCACAAGGTTGCATGCGCGCTCGATATAGGTGAAGAGCGAATCGAGGCTTTCGAGCTATACGAAGCGCTTCGTCGACTTCAGCGCCAGGGTGCCGCTGGAGAGATTCTATCAGCAACCAACCCGCTTCTCGCCTCTCCATATTACGACGAGGATTGTGAGGAAGATGAAGACGACTGACGCAACTGATAGCCAGTTATGAGCTGGCTATTGGGTGCGAAAGCACTGCTCCGTTATCCCTTTTGCCCGGCCCCGCGCCGGGTTCTTTTTTCCTGGAGACACCCATGAGCGAAATGACCTTAATCGTGCCCAACGACTGGGTAACCGAAGAAAAGCTCGTCGAGATTACCGGCCTTCGCCCGGGCACTATCGAGCGGGCTCGTAAAAAATGCTGGATGGTCGGGCGGGAATATCTGCATGTTTCCCCGGACGGCGTGCCAAAGAAAAACAGTGAATGCATGTACAACCGCAAGGCTGTCGACCAGTGGGTTGAGAGCATGTCAAAAAAACAGCCGGGTGCGCGCCAATGAAGATCCGTTTATGCTTAGCGGGCTCTTGGACGTCAGGAGGGAATAATGGCTAAGTCAGCATACCCAACAGGCGTGGAGAACCACGGCGGGACGCTCCGCATATGGTTCATCTATAAAGGCAGCCGGGTGCGTGAAAGCCTCGGCGTGCCGGATACACCAAAAAACAGAAAGGTCGCTGGCGAGCTGCGCGCGTCGGTGTGCTTTTCGATTAAGACTGGCAACTTCAACTATGCAACGCAATTCCCAGACTCGCCTAACCTGAAAAGGTTTGGGGTGGAGAGCAAGGAAATCACCGTGCAGGAGCTGGCGAACAAGTGGCTTGAACTGAAGCGTATGGAGATCAGCACCAACGCGATGTCACGCTATGCATCTATAGCGCGCAACATGGTGCCCAGGATTGGTGGGGAAAGGCTGGTATCTGCGGTAACGCAGGAAGATCTGCTGTTTATCAGGAAGGAATTGCTGACCGGTTATCACACGCTGAAGGCTGGACAGAAAACGCCGGTTAAGGGCCGCTCAGTCAGAACGGTCAACAACTACATGAAGACCATGGGCGGGATGTTTAAGTTTGCCGCTGACAGCGGTTATGTACGAGTGAATCCGTTCACCGGGATCGCCATGCTTAAGCGGTCACGATGCGAGCCTGACCCGCTGACGCGCGATGAGTTTGTCAGGTTGATTATCGCCTGCGCCCACCAGCAACTGAAAAACATGTGGTCTCTTGCCGTCTACACCGGCGTGCGCCACGGAGAACTTGTGTCGCTGGCCTGGGAAGACATCGACCTGAAAGCGGGTACGATGATGATCCGCCGGAACCACACGTTAACGAAGGAGTTCACCCTTCCGAAAACAGAGGCCGGGACGGACCGTATCATCAACCTCATTCAGCCAGCGATCGACGTGCTGAAGAACCAGGCCGAGTTAACACGCCTGGGTAAGCAGTATCAGGTTGAAGTGAAACTGCGCGAGTATGGCCGTACCGATGTGCATCCGTGCACGTTCGTGTTCAACCCGCAGATCGCTTCGCGTAACAGCCGTGCCGGGCATCATTACGCTGTGGGGTCGATCAACCAGTCATGGGAGGCAGCAATGCGGCGCGCCGGGATTCGCTATCGCAGAGCATACCAGTCCCGACACACGTATGCATGCTGGTCGTTAGCTGCCGGTGCTAACCCGAACTTCATCGCGAAGCAAATGGGCCACACCGACGCGCAAATGGTTTACCGGGTGTACGGATCCTGGATGGCTGAAAATAACCAGGACCAGGTACTCATCCTCAACCAGAAATTGAGTGAGTTTGCCCCATCCATGCCCCACGCTGTGCGATCGGATGGTTATTAA